TCTACTTTTTTACATTATTATTGTAAATTTCAATGTTTAGATGATTTTAATTCACTTAATAATTCTTCTAAATATCTTTGCAAAGACTCTTCTGGTAAAGAAATTACTATACTTGTTATGCCTGATATTATTCTAGGACAGATTGGGAATTATAAATGGAATAGAACTAATTTTATTATTCTTAAAAATGTATTAAAACATATTATTATATCTTTATTTTATGCGTATAATAAAATCGGATTTATCCATAAAGATTTACATTTGGGAAATATATTATTACAAAAGACTAAATTAAAAGAGATATCCTATGGAGATTTTGGTTCTTTAGAATGTATGGGATTTATTCCTATTATTATGGATTTTGATAAATCAAATATAAATGAAGAATATCCATCTAAAGTATATAATGATATAAAAAAATATATAGGACATATTTCTGGCGATACCAATATTATATTTAATACATTTAATTTACAAAATAAATTAGTAAAAATGTTTAATAATAATGAAATTATAACAATAAAATTATTAAATCAAATATTTAAAGATGTTGATAATTTTACGATTGATTATTTCTTAGATGATAAACCTACTATGCCAAACTAAAAAATATTAAAAATTGATTTTATTTTTTTAGTGCTAAAAGTATAGCAAAAATGGATTATCAAGCTCCGCCTCCTCATCCACTTAGTGAAAAAGAGCTTGAGTATATTAAGAGTTTATCACCAAAAGAATATGCTCTTCATACACTTGCTATGAAAAAACTTGGTTCTTCATACTTTGTTTGGAAGAGTCATGGGTTTATTCAATGGCTTGAAAAGAAAAAAGACTAATGCTTCTTTGATTTCTTCTTAAGAGTCTTAGATCTTTTTTTAGCATATGGAATACTATCGTTATTATTGATTTTTATATTTGATTTATATTTATCTTTCTTTGATTTTGATGATATATTATTATTATAATCACTGTAATTACTGTAATCACCGTTATATTTTTTTCTACTAGGCACTTCCTTCTGTTTTCTTTTTAATATTTCAGTAACATTCTTTGGTTTCATATACATAATATAATCTAATACAAACTCTGCTCTATCGCCCGTATATGCTTTTATATTATAAATAAATGTTCCATATTTTTTAGAATTTGTGAAACTAATATTTTTCTTGTGTAAGAATCCTTTTAAAAAGTTAAAATCATCTTTGGTAAAATCTGGAAACCATTCTAATTTTAATTCTAACGCATCAAGATTTTCTGCTAATATATTAATTAAATTGGAATGTTTTTTCCAATATTCTAATTCTTCCCCTTTTAATATGATACTGTTATTCATCTAAAGAATATATATATTTTAATTAAGTAATGGAGCGAATGTATGGACCTGATAAAAGTATTGGAACAAAGTTTATTGATTCTCAACGGCAAGGAAAATCATCTGGACAACAAGTGTTATTGCCTCAACAAAATCCTCCGCCAGTGTTAAATCGTAAACGTAATGAAAAAGTAACAACTATTCTATGTAATAGCCGTGAACGTAATGTTGTGAGTTATCCTAATGTAAGTATGTTCCGTTGGAGATTACGAAGAGATTTAAAAGATATTACAAGTATCCGATTGATTGGAGGAAATGTCCCTGGCAATATTTATAATATTAATACTGCTTGGCAAAACTTCTCTTTTTTGGAAGAAACTTCTCCCTCAACGATTTTTACTGTAACTCTTAATCCTGGCCTATATGATGGTAATAGTTTAGCAATAGAAGTTACTAGAGCATTAAATTCTGTTATTGGTATTGCAAACGTATATTCGTGTACTTATTCTACTACTACAATGGCTTTAACCATTAAAAGAATTTCTGGAGTTTATGATTTTGCTTTATTGTTTCAATCCGGCCAATATACTGATAGTTTTGATGATTTTAATGGAGTTGTTGACAATTTAACAAATGATTATTTATCCGCAATTGGATGTCCCGCAAGACTTATGGGATTTGTTACTCAAGATTATTATGATGTAAATGGTAGTATAATTGCTCCAAATCCAGTTGATACTGCTTGGTTTTTGAATAAGATTTTTTTACATATTAATACAGAAACTGATAAAGAATTTAATAGAGTTGAAATAGCACGAGGACCTCATGATCCTTATGCTATTATTTATTTGGATATGCTACAAAATGGAATAAAACATTTGAATAAAGAAACAGATTATCCTATTATTGAGTTCTCACCGGCTCCATTATCACGTCTTAGTCTTCTAGAAATTTCTATGCGAGATGAATTTTATAAGTTACTAGATTTAAATAATAAAGAGTTCACTTTGATGTTTGAAATAACATATTTGGAGTGAAACAACAAATCTATTATTAAGCGAAATAACATATTTGGAGTGAAACAACATATCTATTATTAAGCGAAATAACATATTTGAAACAACAAATCTAAAGATTCTTTATAATAAACATATAGAATGGCTAAAATTAAGACTATTTCATATGGGCGTATGCGCAGAATTTACAGTGCTCATCCATACAAAATGTTTTTTCCAGTAAAAATGTTTCCCTAGTAAAAATGTTTCCGGCCTAAAAATTAATTTCTTAAATGTTATTATACTATCACATTGAAGGAATTACGCACAATACTCAATTTATTTACACAACATAGTTTTGTAAAACATTCTTTCTATGCCTTCTATCCTCATCGTGTATGGGCACAACAAATGTTATGGGATAAATATTTATATCATGTGAAACCACATTATGCTATTAAATCAAACCCAGAACCTTTACTAATTAAAATGATGTATCCTAAGGGAGTTAAGTTTGATTGTGCCAGTCTTCAAGAATTAAAATTAGTTAAAGATAATCTTCCTACTGGAACTAATTTCAATGATATGATTATTTACGCAAACCCATGTAAATCATATGCTGATTTAGAATACGCCCAAAAGGTAGTAGAATCTCCAATAACAGTTGTTGATAGTTTTGAAGAATTAGATAAATTAGTAAATATCAAATATGAAGGAGGTGCTCTTGTTCGCATAAGTGTTGATGATAAAAACTCTAAAATTCCATTTTCTGGTAAATTTGGTCTTACACCAGAAAAAGTAAAAGATTTAGGAATTTATGCAAAATCTAAAAATATAGATCTCAAAGGTATATCTTTTCACGTAGGTTCTGGAGGAAATGATGGAAAAGTTTATTATAAATCTATTTCTATTGCTAAACAACTCAATACAGAGTTACAACAACAGAATCATCAAGCAAATATTATAGATATTGGCGGAGGATTTTTACCAAATGAAGATGATTTTATTAAGAAAGCAAAATATATTAACGATGCTTATGATAAAAAGTTTCAATTTATAGCAGAACCTGGAAGATTCTTTTCAAGTGTATGCCAAGATTTCTTTGTCAAAGTTATTGGTAAAAAGCCTTGGGCTTCTGGTTGGAGATATACAATTGATGATAGTTTATATGGACAATTTTCTTGTATTCCTTTTGATCAAGCTACTCCTTTATGGATGAGAATTTCAGATGATAATGAGTTACGAAATAAAACAAAAGGAATTCTTATGGGTCGCACATGTGATTCTGTTGACGTCATTGCTCGTTGTGAATCTATGGAGGAGTTAGAAGTTGATGATTGGCTATGGTTTCCTCAGATGGGTTCTTATACAAATGCTACAGCAAATGAATTTAATGGATTTCCAAAACCATCAGTATTAACTATATTTATGGATACTCCCAATATTCATGATTCTAAATTTATAGAACGAGTTCCAGAATCAATACAAGTTATTACACCATTATCTAGTAAAGCATTATTAGCTTGATTAGTTCTAATTTTCTTTGCTAGCTCATGAAGTTCTAAATTTTGCTTATCAAATAATTTTCTTTCTTGAATCATTAATGATAAATTTAATTTTGTTTTATGTATATCTTCTTTTATTTTTGGAAGTGGATTTTTTTTTAGATTTATCTCAAATTCTTCTTTCTCCATAATATAATAGTAAAAATAATTCCACTTTAAATATCTATAGAAGTATTAGTCTGATTTTACCTTTTCATAACTATACATTCCAAAATAAGTTTTAATTCTTGAAAAAAATGTTGTATTAGATTTATATTCTTCTATTGGATCATTATCTATTTTAGGGATATCTATTTTAGGCACTTCTAATTTAGGCACTTCTAATTTAGGCACTTCTAATTTAGGCACTTCTATTTTAGGCACTTCTAATTTAGGCACTTCTATTTTAGGGATATCTATTTTAGGCACTTCTATTTTAGGGATATCTATTTTAGGCACTTCTATTTTAGGGATATCTATTTTTTTTGGAAATTTAGATAATACTATATTTTTACATACTACTATATCTTTACATTCATAAAATCGTCTGCCCATATTTATTATACACCAACAATCATTTATATTTATCTCTTCTAAACATATTCCACAAGTAACTATTCTTGTATCCATAATATAATAGTAAAAAATTGATTTTTATGCCACCAGAATAATTATATCCCAAAAATGACTGAAGTAATAGACTGTTCTGTCTGTACTGAGAAATTTACTAACAGTGTTCGCACCAAGATTTGTTGCAACTACTGTTCTTATAATGCTTGTAAAACGTGTGTAACACGTTATTTACTATCTCAAGTTGTTGATGCTCATTGTATGAATTGTCGCACTGGATGGAATCGTGAATTCTTAGATTTAAATCTTAGTAAAGCATTTGTAAAAGGTGCTTGGCGTGATCATAAGAAAAAAATGTATTTAAATCGTGAGAAAGCTATTCTTCCTAACTTTCAAATATTTGCTGCCGCAAAAAAAGAGATGAATACATTACTGCCACAAGTTGAAAAATTAGCGAAAGAACATGAAGCTGCTGAGAAAGATAAATATAATCTTACTCAAAAAATTTATTCAACAAATCATTTTATCGCTAGTAATAATTTTGAACCTACAGATGAAGTATATGTGAAACATCAAGAAGATATTTCTAAACTACAAGATGTATTTAAAAAACATTCTGAAAGTTACATTAATTATACAAAAACTCATAATAAATATATAGAACAATATAATACTTATAATGCTTTTAATAAAAAAGATGTTGAGAAAAAAGAGTTTATTATGAAATGTGTGAAAGATGGTTGCCGAGGATTTCTATCCCAAGCATATAAATGTGAGCTATGTTCTACTTACGTATGTAAAGATTGTATGGTTGTGAAAAAAGAAAAAAATGATGATACTCATATTTGTAAAAAGGATGATATTGATACTGTAGCACTAATTCGTAAAGAAACTCACCCTTGTCCGAAATGTGGTATTCGTATTTCTAAAATTGATGGATGTGATATGATGTGGTGCACTGCTACTGACTGTGGCACAGCATTTAGTTGGATGTCTGGTAAGATTCTTACTGGAACTATTCACAATCCTCACTATTATGAATGGCAACGACGCAATAATAATGGTGTTATTCCTCGCAATCCTGGAGATGTTCCTTGTGGTGGCTTTCCACAATACCATACACTTACTGCTTTAGTGCGTAGTCTAGGAATTCAATATGATAAAATAACGAGTATGTACAACATTCATAGATGCTTTATGGATATTGAAGGATATCGTATTCCTCTTTATACAACAACACGTAATCAAATGATGTTTAAAGAGTGTCACGTAGATTTCTTGCTAGGAAATATTACTGAAGAGAAATGGGTTCAGAGTATCTTCATGAAAGAACTTAATATAGAAAAGAAACAAGCAGTATTAGCTGTGTTACAAACATTTCTTGGTGCCGGTCAAGACTTATTTACATCGTTAATTAATATTCTTAATACGTTGGTTGAGAAAAAGAATCTAAATGCTAAATATATTGTGAATCCAGAAGATTTAAAACCTATTGATGATATATTAAGACAATTCAATAATCTTCGTAAATATATCAATGAAAGTCTGGTGAGCACTGGTGAGAATGTAAGCACTCCAGTGCCACAATTTAGTAATGTATGGCATTGGGTATCAATCGCATCTGTTGACAGTATTAAAGAACGTATTAAATTTGCAAAAGAAAAATAATAAATATAATCTAAAGAAAATGTTTTAAAAGTTTAAAGTATGGATTGTGTAGCAATCACTTTACCAGATAGAATAAAATATGTAAAAAAATTAGCACATGACATTAATATGAGTATAACAATTTTTAATGCTGTATCTGGATTAACATATTTAGATAAATATTTAGGTTTAAAACATATATTACGTTCTGAAATGATTACTGCTGGAATGATTGGTTGTTTAGAATCTCATATTCAGATTTTAAAAGACGCAACAAAGACTATTATTATTTTTGAAGATGATTGTGAATATGTAAGTAATTCTAATGATTTTCGTCCATTAGATTTTGATATATTATGTCTAGGAACAAATGAGAATGTAGAATTTCAATATTTAGAAGGAAAAGATTATTTACAAGTATTTCGTTTTTGGGGAACACATGCTCTAATACTTCGTCAAACTGCTATAAAAGCGGTGCTAGAAACATATGAAAAATATTGTAAACAAAAGATTTTTTTGCCAGCAGATTGGTTATATAGTTATGCTATTAAAGAACATAATCTAATTGCGTATGCTCCTATAAATCCTAAACAATATTTTAAACAAAAATCTGGTTTAGTTTCTACAATAAATGGAAAAATTAGAGATTAATATATTTTTTCTTAAATGATTCAATCGTTATTACTGGAATTCCTAGCTCCTTTGCTGTCTTTACTTTCCCAGTAAGTTCTTCTGGATCTTTTGCTACAACCACTGTTGTTTTGGAAGAAACACTAGAACCAACTTTACCTCCTCTTCCTTCAATCTCTACTTCTAACTCTTTATCACGAATACCAGTAAATACTACCACCAAATCTTTTTTTAATAAAGGTTTTGATACTACTACTACACGTTTTGCCACACAAGAAATACCAATATCTTTCATAAAATCAAAGAATTGAGGCAATCCATCAATAAATTGAGTTGCTGTTACTGAAGCAATACCATCTATCTTTAAAAGTTCTGCTTCTGTGGGGGTTTTACCTTTAATAATATCTGGAAACGCATCAATAATTAACTTTAATTTCTTTTCGCCAATTGTTCTTCCAAATAAATTAGAAGCATCCATAAATTTTAAACAATCCGCTTTTTTAATTGATTCTGCAATTTCATTTACAACCTTTTCAGCAGACTTCTTTTGAAATCCTTCCATTTTTACTAATTCTTCAACAGTTACATTAATAAGTTTTTTAATACTATCTACACCATTTTTATAAAGTCTTTCAATCACTCCCTTTCCAATGCCTTTCATATCTAACGTTGATGCAAAATAAGTCATACGTTTCACAATAACATCTTCTGCTGCCTCTTTATCTTTTAAAATAATATCAACATGTGTATCATTCCATTTATATTCTACAGAAGGAAAACTTGGTTTTCCACTGGCAGATTTGCTGAGCACACGCACAATATGAGGAATAACATCTCCAGAACGAATAATAACTATTCTTGAACCTGGCCCAAGATTGTTATTTTCAATGTACTGAGCATTAAACCCTGTTGCTTTCTGAATAGAAGCACCCGCTAATACAACTGGGTCAAAATGTAGTAATGGTTTCAAATATCCATCTTTAGAAGCATTCCATTCTACTTCTTTTACAATTACTTCTGCTTCAGTATGTGTTAAAAGACTTTTAAAAGCAAAAGCATATGATGGATTTTTTCCAGATACAATATTATGTGTATGATCATGAAATACAACAATGCCATCAACTTCATAAGGTGAATCTTTACGACGTGTCATAAGAATTTCAGATAAACTTTCCATTGTTAAATCTTTTGTTGGAACTTTTTTATTATACGCAATTTTAAAACCATTTTCTTCCAACACTTCAAACCCATCGCTAGGACTTGCTTGTGGCTTAAGCTGTTCATAAGCAATAAATTCAACAATTGAAGCAAGATCTTTATCTGGATGTTTTGAATGCATAACACCAGCAACAGCATTACGAGCATTTGCTCCTTTTCCTTTTGTTTCCCAGTTTAGTTTACTAATAATTAATTCACCTCTAACAGCAAAGTTCTTAAATGCTATTTTTTTAGGAAGATTAATAAACGGAACAATATGTGAAATATCTTGTCCCATAGTTCCATCACCACGAGAATACATTGAAATACCTTTTGATGAATAAACAACTAAAGCAGAATTACCATCTAATTTATCGCTTATCACTACTTCGCCAGGATATTTTGATTTCCAAGAATTTAATGCTTTTTCATCTTCACGAATTTTATCAAGAGATCCCATATAAAATGGTAGAGCAACTTTTTCTCCGGGTGCAGAAGCACCAATATCTTTTAAAGCAGGGTTCTTAGGATCTCGTGTTGCTAAATAGTTTTTAACTATATCAAAGATATCATCTGATATTACTGGATTTCCCTTATAATATTCAAAAGAAGCATCTTTAATAATTTTTACAATTTTATCAGTTGTTAAACTTTCAAGATAAGGGATTGGATCTTTTAATAGTTTTGTGTAAGAATTATCCATTTTTCTAGTATTATTTTTGGAATTTTTATTAATCAATTTTTTACTCATTTTATCTATTTAGCTTTAATATTTTTATATATACTTATTATTGTAATCCTAATTTATTTAATCCCCATTTCAAACTATGTTTAATCTTTGATTCCGACATTACATTATTATACATTCTAAAATCAAATATTTTACCATTAAATAATTCATCTTTTAATTCATATTGAGTTGTTTGATTCGCCCAGTTTGATTTACCAATATAGTTATTTGTCGTGCTCTGGGCTTGTGGTAAATAACCAGATGGCTCAACATGTACTTGAACACCATTTACATAAATAGAAATATTAGGTCTTAACGAGTCATTTGATGTTGCTGTAATTACAATATGAGCCCATTTCTTTAATGGAATAGCATTTGGGACGATAATACGTTGTTTACGTTGTTTTGTATCCCAAATTTCATATAATAAAGAAGCAGTTATTGGTGCTATTTTAGTCGGTTGTTTCATTCCATCCTTCCAACTTAATTTACGTGGTTCAACATCAAAGTTTTTACATTCATATACATTTACATTGGCTTTCAAAAGCATTAAATTCTGCGGTGTAGTTTCGCTACAAGGATGAGGTCCAGAAGGATAATCTGGTAAAGTATTTTGTTGATCACATAACAATGGTCTTAATTGATTTGTATTTGTTACTTCATCACCTTTTCCAATAATACTTAAATGGGTATTATTATTTCCCGGTCCATCACCAAAATCAAATATATGGGCATTATTTGTAAAACTATCAAAGAAAACCCATACTGAAAAAGATCTAATATTTCTCATTTGAATTTTATTTCCTAGAGTTAAATCTTTTGCATCAGCAATTCTTAAATACTGATCAATTCCGTTAAAAGTAACTCCTTGTGTAACACTTGGATTTGGATTTTCTGGTATAGAGATTCCTCCCGCCTTTTGAACTATTAATGTATTTGTATAATCAACCATATCATCATTAAACCGCAACCATCCAACAATACCATCATAAAATTCTAATAATGTTTTTATATCTTCTGGAGGATTAATATCAATTTCATCAAATGTATTAAATCCAGTATCCATTGCTCGTAAACATAATGGCTGATATGTGCCATCATCCGCTTTTAAAATACGACAATAAGCATCTTTATTTTCTTGATGTATATCATTCATATAATCATCACGTGATATACGGAAACCATTATTTGTTTTATAACTTACTGAAGATAATCCATTTGTTCCAGCTAATGCGCAAGCAAAGAAAGGTTTTGTTTTTTCAGTCCCAGAAGGGACAACCATGCGACAGAAATCATGTTTAAACCCAAATCCTTGGACATCTACAAATCCACGAAAATATCGTGGATCTTGTATATAATTCTTTTCTTCATGATCAATACCAATATCACCTCGCCGAGGAACTAATGGTGAAAAAAAGTTATATTTTTCAGAAATATCCAATGGAGATATATAATTTGTAATACCTTCACTAATCACTTTTGGATATACCACTTCATATGTTATTAATACTGTTAATAAAAACATAGCTAACCAGATTGCCCCGGGTAGTTCCATCTAATGATTTTGTATGTTTATGTTTAGATGGAAGGTGGTAAACTTATAGGGCAAGGAACATATGGATGTGTTTTTCAACCTCCCCTTTTGTGTAAAAAAAAAGTGTTAACTGGAAATATTGGTAAACTTACTGATATTGTTGATTTAGAGCGAGAATTACATGCTGGTAAAATTCTTGGAAATATTGTAAATTATAAGTTTTATTTTTTATTACCTGAAGAGTTTTGTGTTCCTCGTGTATTAGATAATCAAGAAGAGAAAGATTTAGATAAATGTAAGTTTCTAGAAAAAGCAAAGGTTGAAAATTTAAGACAATATACGATGACATATGGCGGACTTAATATAAATAAAGCTACTAATATTTCATTCTTTGTGTTAATGAAACATATGTTAGAAGCTGGTTCTTTAATGTTATTAAACAACTTTATTCATTATGATATTCATAATGGAAACGTTCTTATAGATAAGTTTAAAGTTCCAAGAATTATAGATTTTGGCCAGAGTTTTACTGTAGATGAAATTAGTTTAGAAACAATTGAAAATCGTTGGAAAGTATTAACACCAACTTATTCTGCGGAGCCTCCAGAAATAACTTTTTTAACAGCAATTGATGATTATAATCAATATGGATTTGAAGATGCTTTAATAATATTAATGCCTCAGAAAAAGATTTTAAAAACAATAGAAAAATTATTAGGAGTGTCAGTAAAAACACAAATTGTAAATCTTGGGAAATTTTTCCAAAGTTCTCAAGCATTCCGTGAAAAAGATTTAGTTAAATTCTGGAAGTTATATTATCCGGGATTTGATAGCTGGGCAATCGGAGTTTTGCTTCTAGAACTACTACACCGATTTATGTTTTCTTATGAATTCATTGAAAGTTCTGAATGGAAATTAAAGAAAGGAATTATTGTAAATATATTAAAACAAATGCTTGATAGTAGTCCTAAAAACAGAATTGATTGTGTTGAAGCATTGAGTATCTTTGACCCAATGAATGATATATATTTACAATATGGCACCGATTGGGCTGAAGCACGTGGAAAACAACGAAGATTTAAGAAGATCTAAGATCTTCTTCTTGTTTTCTTACCTCCACCAACCTTTAGCCTTACCGGAGTAATTCTAGGAACACACATATATGAGCAGAAAGTATCATAGTTTAGATAACCATTATTAGTTTTTTTATAATTATAATCTGCTAGCGCTGGGTCGTAGATTAATTTACCAGATGCGTCCTTATTAGTAACAGCACGTGCTCCGGGTTTGTGTGAAAAAAATTTATTACTATCTTGTCGCAGAAAATGATAATCTTCATCTTCATCAACAATAAGAGCAATTTTAGAAGTTCCAATAGGACATTTTTTTTCAAATGTTGTCATACTAATATTTGGATTATCACCAAATAAACGGGCCATCATATTCGGACATGTTTTAGGGCGAGACGATTTGAACTTTGGATATCCGGCAGCTGCCCCGGGCTGAACAAAAGGCACATCACAGTTAGGATCATTACATTTTTTCATTTGGTTTTCATCATTAATATTAAACGCATAAGCAAAACAATTATGAGTTTCTTTAATATTATAATTCTTATTCCAATGATTTGGATCATAATCTGGCTCAAATCCTGATAATGGTGATGTTCTATGACATGATTTAATATGTAATTCGCAAAAATGGTTTCCTTTTAAAGCCTTATTTTTACATGTGCTAGAACATTGACATTGATTTTTAGAACCTGTTTTACTAACTTTTCTTGTTTTTTTAGACATAGCTATTATATATCTGTTTTTATTTCTAGTAAATTCGCTTGTTTTTCAAGATCTTCTGGTGATTCATAATACTTATTTTGATACATACTATCAATACTTTTTACAATCTGTTTATCTTTATTTTCATTATTTGAATTATCAAATAATTTTATATAATTTTCTTCAACATTTCTTACTTGTAATCGTTCTATATTATTACAAAAAAATACTAATTGATTTTCATGCGTAGGGGTACTTTGTGTATAAGTTCCGGAATATTTTCCACACAATGCTATATATTGCCAGAATTCACAAGCAAGATTTTCAACTACCCACATATTAGAATAGTATTTCTTATCTAATTTGAATAAATGTATATAACCATTAATAATAGTCACAATAAGTGATACAGTCCATACAGCCCAATATACACTATTTTTATCTAACACTGTTTCTGTTGTAAGAAGTGATGGAACTAATATAGAACCAATTGTTACTATAAGACGCCCAAAATTAAAAGAAATAGAATAAAATCTTTGATACATCTTATATTTGTTTATTAAATAAATAAATCTTGAATTTAAATTTAATTTATCATCATCTGATATTTTTAAAGATGCTATATTTCTTTTCATCATTACAACTGAATCTTCATTATTATATTCGTATGATATTTTTTCTTTTGTCATAACTCTACTAACTATATATAAAAAAAATTGAACACATTTTATTCTAATAATTATTTATAAAATGTATCCAATTTGGTCTTCTGCGTATCTTGAAATTGAGGTGAGTCCTTACAATTGCTATGTAAATGAGACTTTATGGCGTAAAATTACAAACGATCAGAATTCTAATAGAATATTTGCCAGAATTACAAATGGAGAAAAATTCTGGATTTGTGCTCTCGGTGCTCCCATTAATTCTATTGCTGAAGATCCTAATGTATTTGTACCTCGTTGGATGTTAGAACAAATTGGCACAAGTGGAGACGGACAACTATTAGAAATTGATTGGATGCCAAGTGAAGCATTTGAAGAATCAACAAAAATTGTTCTTAAATCTTTAGATACTAATTTTGATTCACTAAATATTCAAGAACTTCTTTCAAATGAACTTACAAAGTTAGCAATACTACAAAAGAATGCTATTATTAATATTAATATACCTGAATTAGATAATTATGTAATAAGTTATCAAGTTGTAAATCTTGAACCATCTTCTGTTGTATTATGTCAAGGGGATGAAGTTGTATTAGAATTTGATGACTCCAGACCTCCTACACCTTATCCACTTAATAATATACCAGAAATATTACATGATAGTATTGAATCTATAGTAGAAGGAGTAGCAGCAATAGCAGTAAACGCAACAGCACCAGTAGCAGTAGCAGCACCAGCAGCACCACTTACAGTCGGCGGAATAAAACGTGATGGAAAATTTAATCCTTGGAGGGATAAAGATTTCAAACCTAATATGTGTTAGATGGATGAAAATGCTAAATATATATGTAATTTATTCAAATCAGATAAACCATTTTTAATTGGAAGAAATGGCACTATAGAATTACAAGTTATTGCAAAATTTTTTTGTAAAATTCCTATACTAGAATCTGAAAAAAATATACTAGAATTTAACGCTGGTATTTTTCCTACTACATATATTGAAGAGTATTGTGTAGAGTATATTGAATCTTTGAAAAATGTTGATGTCATAGCAGAAGGTTGGTATGAACCTTTAAAAAAGATTGAAAAAGAAATTTTAGATATTTTAAATCCTAGTAGATTTAAAATTATGTTAAGAAATATTGAACCTTATTATGTAGTTCCAGAGTTACGTTGGACACAGTATTTAGCAAACAAAAGAGTTGCTATTATTAATTCTTTTGCTGATACTTGCGAAACACAAACTTATATGACTAAAGCCATTTGGCCGAGTAAAACCGAAAGTCTTTTACCAAGTTCTACAACTTGGATTCCTATTAAAACATATTATTCTCCAAAACTATCTGGAGAAAAAGCATCTACGCAATGGCCAGAATATATTAAAAACTATAAAGATGCTATTGAAGACGTAGTTTCACGCACTATAGATTCAAACGCAACAGTTGCAATTATTGGTTGCGGAGGAATGGGAATGATTATTGGTTCAAAATTAAAGGATGCTGGTCTTCAGACCATAGTAATGGGAGGATCTACTCAAATTCTTTTTGGAATACGAGGAAAACGTTGGGAAAATCATGAAGTAATCAGTAAGTTTTTTAATGATGCGTGGGTTTTTCCAAATCCAAAAGATATTCCTTTGAATTATGCTCTTGTTGAAGGAGGATGTTATTGGTAGTATAATTTTTAAAAAATTGTATTAATTTTTTAAAAAATTGAATTGAATTGATTTATACATATTTTTTTAGTATTAAAATGGTGTTTTCCATTACTTCCCATTCTTCAACTCTTAGTAATCCTTGTCCTTCTGGAACTGGTATTGGTTATTCTAATATAAATGATACAATCTTTCTAATTTGTGATCCTTCTTTTCCTCATAACAATCCATCAGATTCTTTAGCACTTGGACTCGGTCTAGGATTGGGTCTGCTATTATTACTTGTGTAATGTGGTTTGTATGGTATTATAGAAACAATGGAAGAAGTGCAACAGAAATCCGTGAAGCATATAGACCTAAACTTTCACCAGAAGATGTTGTAAATCACCAGAATATCTAGCGATGTTTCGTTCTGGACAGATGAATGTTATGTTGAAAAAGAAACTCTTTACAATTCATGAAGAAAAAGGAAAACCTCTAGATGATTATGTAAAGTTTGCTGAAGAATGTAATAAACCAGAACTAGCAGAATATATTAAAAAGATTACATTTACAACTCTTCAAGATGAAGGGATTGTTTAGTCTATCTATAAAGTTTTCTTGTTTTTCTAATTTTATTATAAAGTTTTCTTGTTTTTCTTCTACCACCATCTATAGAATTGTTATACGCAATATTATTATACTTTTTATTCTTAGGAATACTATTATTCCATTTTCTTTTATCAGATTCTTCTCCAAAAATCTTTTCTGCTCGTTCCATTAATACTCTATTATTAGGTGCTTCATCAGCTAATAATGCAGCAGCCTTTCGTTCTTCTTTTGGTTTATTAATATTTTTATTAGCATAAACAGAACGAACCGCTAAAATACGAGCAAACATTTCTGTTCTTCCTCCTCCAACACATTTACCATAATCAAAACGTCTTTGTCCTCCTTCTCCAATCATAGGATTTTCTACAAATCCTGATTCATCTAATTTAAAATGTTTATGATTCCAACAAGGTCTTCCACATTCTACACAAAATTCTAAATGGTCAAAGCCAGGATCTAATCGTCTTCCTAAAAGTAAATACTTTTCACGCAACTCATTTACAATAAAATCTTTCTGACAATAAGGATGTGCGGTTGATGGAAGACGTTTTGGATTTGCGTGACCCATGTAAGCACATCCATCTTCTCTTTGTTCAAATTGTAAGCAAAAAGGACACATTGATGCGTGATATAAATCTCCAAATCCTTCAGTATTTGTTGATTTTTTATTAAATAATGTAGCATTATACGTATTTACTATTTGATTTAATCCAGATTTAATGGGTGCTGGAGCAGTAAATTTTTCATAGAATTCTCTTGAAACAATTGCTTGAATTTCTTTTAAACTTAGTTTATGTTGACAATTCTTTGGATTTATACCATTTCTTCCTTCTGGTTCGGGTTTCCAATAACAAGGAATCGCATCTTTATCTACATCTTTAATATGTCCTGTTAAATATCCTTCTAAACTATCTTGTGTTATAGAACCATCAATAGGATGATTATGAATATCATAAAGAATACCAGTATCTCCTAAAAAATCATCACCTTTGCGTAATGTATGTTTCTTTAGCGCTTCAAAATATTTCCCTGGCCATAATCTCCACATAAAAGGAAACGTATTTAATATTTTTGCAAAATTATACTTATATTGTTCAGTATTTTCTGTTAAAAAATTAATCAATAAATTAAACATTGTGCGACTATAAATTAATTTCGGATCTATAGGAGTTCTTGCTAATTCAACTTCAGTATTGTTATAATTTGTTACTGATATATCAATCAAATCTTGTTCTTCTATATCTTCACTATCATAACCATCATCATCAACAATATTATAATTTCCCTTCAAATATAAATATTTACCTTCATTGTTTTGTGTTAATAATACTCTTAATTGATTTATTAAACTACTTTTATAATGTGGTTGTTTATTTAATGGTAACATTAATATAGGCATCTCATTCTTATCTACATCATCCCGCATACCTAATGTCCATTTTAAAGCAACACTATTTATCCATCTTTTTGTTCTTTTTGAATTAATATCTAATCTAGGAACAGTGTATACCACATTATTATCATCCTGACATACACCAGTATATAAATCTGGGGATTTCTTTGCTTTATTTTTATCAATATTAATTTTAAAACCTCTTGATTCATATTTTCTTATTCTATCTTCTAAAAACATATTACCATTTAAATATGTTTTAATATAATCTTTTTGCAACGAACCTATTTTTGTTCTAATATGTTTTGGGTGTGTAGCATATACATCTTTTCCATCAAACCATACTTGACAAAATGTTAGATCAAAGTTTGTAACAACATCTTCAAGAGTCCTTTTATTTCTTACTGACATTACATCAACTGTTATTTTATTATTTTTATCATTTAATTGATACACTCTACGAATACCATTTTTTCTTAAAAAAGAAACACAATATGTTGAAGCCCAATATACATTGTGTTTTACTGGATTTATTATTTCTGTTGTTAAAATCTTTAAAAAATCTGGTATATTTTTTGTATTCACATAAATATCAATATCATTATGTAATGCATTATAAGTATTTATACTACTATCATAGTTTGTTATTGACTTTAAAACACTACCTCCAGCAATAACACCTTTATATTCTTCCAATAATGTACATAATTTTTTAAATTTTGCTTCACCTAACTCCGTTGTTAAATATGAAACAACTAGTGGAGTCCATTCATTTATTTTATGTATAGTCATCTATTATAATCGGAGATATAAAAATGGTTTAAAATCTCACAAATATGTTAATCTACATGAGAAAATATACCATTCAATATGCTTCTAACTTTTTTCTTAATTTACATAAAAGAAGAGATTATCAGAATATGTTAATACCAGTTTCTGATAATCTTGCTATTTTAGGAAATATTAGTTCTGTTGAAACTACTAAAGATAAAAAAGACTATGATAGTTTTCTAGAATATGTGGCATCTAACTGGAAGAATGTATATTTAGTGTTGGGGCCATATGAATATTGCTCTAGAAAACCAAACCCATTTTATACTCTGTGTGTAAACCAAAAATATGAAAATATTAAAATATTAAATAATTCTAACATTTCTATACCAAATACAAATATTACTCTAACCGGTAGCACATTATGGACAAAAGATCCATATTATAGATTACCATGTTCATTTGAATTTTCTTATATATATAAATATGATAAACAAGGTAAATTAAGACAAATGCTAGGAAATGATTTTAAAGAATGGTTTTATGAAGATATTACTTATATTAGAGAATCTATACAATCTAGTGAAAATAATATTATTTTAACCCATCATTTACCGTCATTTTATTTAACTGGAAACACTATTAAAAATCGTATGGAAGCATCTAGCTTAGAAAATATGTTTAAAAAATCTATTCCAATTTGGTTAGGTGGTGCTGGAAATAAAACAATATCTGGATGTTTTGGAATAACAAAAGACACTTTCTGTGCTGTAAATACATACACAACATTTGATAGACCTCATCTAATAAATAATGCCTATGATCCAAAAGCATATGTTAGCTTACGAATCAATAATCCAGTATTAGTTTAGACAAACTCAATTGAATAATTACAGAATAAAGCACATTCTAGCAATACTATTGCTCTATTTGCTTCAGATTCATTAAAACAATCTTTATAGGTTGGAATTTCAGTTTTAATAATATTTATAAGTTCTTCTATTTCATTAATTGAAATATTATATATTAATTGTTGAAATCTTTGAGATTTAATCTTTCTTGAAACACTACTAAAATATAGTTGTTCTAACACCTCATTATTATTATCAATAAGATATAAATAGATACCCATTTTATAAGTTTATTTATTGAGATTATGACTCAATTTTTTCAGCAATATATTATAAAGATGGAAACTGGTTAAAAAACTCATATATTATTAATTAGATGCGCATACAATACGCAAGCGATTTACATTTGGAGTTATGGCCAAAAGCAACATTTGATGAAACTATAACACCGTCAGCGCCATATTTAGTATTATGTGGTGACGTTGCCCCATTAAATTATTCTGGTTTACGAGCATTTTTAGAGTTCTGCTCTGAACGATGGAAATATGTATTTTGGATTGGAGGTAATACAGAAATGTGGCATTATGTTACAAATGAAGAAGTGGCATTACAAAAAATGCGAGAACTTTGTAGCCCTTATAGAAATATTAAAATCCTTTATAAAAGTTCTTTTTTGTTAAAAGATGAAGAAAGTAATGAAAAACTATTAATAGTTGGTGTAAGTCTATGGCATAAACCTCGTAATGGAACAATGTTACATTATCATAATAATATTTATGTAAAAGCAATTTCAACCCCAGTAGATGAAGAAATATTTGCACAAGCTCATAAGTCACAAGTAAAGTTCTTAGAATATGTTATAAAACATTCAGAAATACCATTATTAATATGCTCTTATTATGCTCCATTCACATGGTGTTATGAAGAAGATTGGATACAAGAACCTAAATCAGCAGTGATAGATAGAGAATTAGAAAAACTTATTACCTTTCCTGCCATTGCATGGATTACTGGCCATTCACATCTTTCTATAGAATACAAGCGTAGATATTTTCTTACTAATGGAACAGAAGGTAGTGTGTTATTTGTGAGTAATCCACGAGGAAAGCCAAAACAAAATCCATATTTTAGAAAAGATTGTGTTGTAAATCTACAACCAAATCTTATAATGCCAGAAGTTAAAGAAGAAGTAGAACCATTATGGGCTAGAAAAGCACGAGGACTCTAATCATTCATAAGTTGTGGAATGATTTCTTTTTCATAAGAATCTTGAAATCCTTGAATAGATTTTTCAAAATTTACAAAAGGCCAGAAAGCAACTTTTCTTTTTTCTCTAATAAAAGGAATAACATGATCTTTTTTCATATTTTTAGTTGCTATTAAATACATCGCAACAACGGCGGCAGAACGTTGCATACCAGCATAGCAATGAACTAACACATTTGCATTTTTATGTTCTTTTGTTAATTTATAAATTATTTCAAAAGACCATAATTCCATATTACGGATTTCTTCATGTCTTAAATTATCATCAACTGGAACTCTATATCTTTTACGAATACTAGAATTAAATGGAAGATCTTTTGTGCAATTAAACACAACACTTATATTATTATCTTTTAAAAATTTATCATCCATAGATGCCGATTTATTACCAAGCCATAATCCGGGTATAATTAAATCAGCATTATTCATCGGTATTATATTTCTAAACTTATACTTTTAAAAAAAATTGTTTTATTTTACCAGTATATGTAATTATACAAAAATGATTTACACAAGACACTTTTATCGCATAGATGAAGTATGTGCTGCTTTAGAATATGAAATTCAGAGACAAAGATTTACTGAATCATTCTTTTGGGCACAAGAACTTATTGATTCAGAAGAGTTTGGATCCATTAAAATAACTCTTTTCAAAACATGGTTTCATAATATTGGATTAGCAAATATTAATATTCTTTATGATATATTTAATTTAAATGAAGATAGTAATATACTTACAATTGTAAATAATATGCTTCAATCTGTAAGAGATATTACTTTACCAGTGATGTTTCTTTATGGACTTGCGTTTGATACATATAAAAATACAAATATTAAATTTGACTTACCAGAAGATCTTATTCAAGATGATAGCAAGTTAGAAACATTTATACGTGCTTGTTGTCTTGGAAAATATTTAGATGCATGGATTCTAAGTTTAATAATTACAAAAGAACAGTTTGATAAATATATTCCAAGAATTATTAAACATAAATCTATTAATCTTGATGTTAGTAAATTATTAGAGGATGATAGTATATATATGAAATGTTCTCTTATTGGAATTGCGTGCAGTCGTGTTACTTTTAAACCAGTGGATAAAGATCAAATGGATACAGATCAATTTAAAACATGGGAAGGATTGCTAGGAAAACGGAAACGTAGAATTTATGAAATTCCTAAAGATTGTTTATATGGAAGAACATATCGTGGCACACTTACATATCAAGACACAAATATATCTGAATTATATGACACGCAACGACTACTAGAAGGGCAACTTATTTATAAAGACTTTATAATATTATATGATTCATTTGATAATTTTAAAAAAAGAGATACAGATTATGAATTATTTATGGATTGGTATTTCCCTGATGATATACCTGATGAATGGAGTTTAGAAGATCAAAAAAAGAGTCATGGAAATGGAGTAAATCAAACGAGTGATGCACCATTAATACGAAGATATATTAATCGTTGGATTAATATGAAAAACAACTGTAAAATCTGGGATAAAGAATTTATAGTTGCTAGCTGTTATAGTAAAATTAAAATAAATAGTTATTATATTGAAAAAGAGTTGCTAGAACAGTATAAACAAAAATTACCAAATACAACAACTTGGGATTTTAAGAATATGCGGAAAATTTTATTTACACTAAAGTAGAATGTTAAATAAGCCTGCTAATGTATTAGTGCCTATGATTCTTTTCGTTCTTTTTACCCCCGGTCTATTATTTACACTGCCAAGTGAACGAGCTCCCAAATGGCAAGTTGTCTTATCCCATGTTGCTTTATTTGGTGTAACATATGCTATTTTAAGAAATGTGTTTAAAAGTTATTATTGAATTTGATTCTTCATTAAATATTCCAATAAGTTTAAATCCAACATTATAGACTCTATTTTTCTTATCTAAGTAATGTGTTTCATTACCATACATAAGAATACTTAATACAGTATAATCTTTAATTACATCTTTTGTAATATGATTATGAAGATGATTATGACAAAACATCTGTGGATAGATTGGCGGTTCTTTACATGGATAATATATATTATCTTTTTTAATATATGATAAACATTTCATTTCATCCAAATCTGGTTGATCATCATCTTCTTCATCAAAAGGATAGATATGAAAAGTATCTTTTTTAATTTCATTTAATAAAAGTTTTTCATCTACATCAAGAGTTTTTGCTATATCTTTTGCTAAACGATATATATTTCCATTAAGAGTATCTTTAATATTTTTGTAAATAACTTTTGGGATTGGAAATTTCATTATTCAGAGTTTTCATTATTCCGAATTTTCATTTATAGTCATAATATCCGGCAAAAAAATTCAATTTTATTTATTTTGACTATCAGTATGGCAGATCCAAAAGAATGGGGTTCATTATTATGGAAAATTATACATGTATGTTCTGAAAATCTAGGAAAACATAACAAAATAATTCTTCAAAAAGATGAGATATTATATTATAATCAATTTCAACGGAAATTAGCAAATATTCTCCCATGCAAAATGTGTAAAACCCATTATGTAAAATATATGAAACATATTAAAGATGTATCATATGAACAATATAAAAATTATGGTAAACAATATTACTATAATCTTCATAAAGAAATTAATGATGAAAAAAAAATAGAATCGCCACACTATGAAGATTTAGAAAATCTATATGGTAAAATAACATTTAATGAAATGAATAGTTTAGTAAAACAATTACATAATATATATTTAAAATATTTAAATTTAAACTATATCAGTCCTATAGATTATAAAGAATTTCAAAGATCATTGAGTATGCTACGTCATATTATTAATATCTAACTACTGCTACATACAACTGGAACATCTGCGGTATTATCATAGATACTACTTGCTATTCCTAATATATCAGCATTTCTTACTCCACAATATTCAGCAAACTTATATGTTAAATACCCAAGTGTTCCAAACGCAGAAGTACTAAAAAGCACACCTAATAATGATTCACATCCAGTAACATTATAACGAAATAATACTATAGCAAAATATACTAATGCTAATACAACCATTGTCATTAAAGCACGAGATTTACGATTATCTATGTGTGTTTCATCTGTGTTAGCTTGACTAGTTAAATTATATACAACATATGCATTTGTAAATAAAAATCCAAAGAAAAATGCTATATGTGCTATATAAATACTAGGAACTCTTGATACTATATTATTTGTTGATTGATATAAAGAACAATTATTAGAATCAATCATAGATTCATTATTTTTGAATAAATCATACACAATATCAAAAGGATAACTAAATATATATTTTACAATATTTATAACTGTTGTAAAGTTTGTAAATAATAAATATACTACTACTAAACCTAAAAGAATCATTGAAATTATACCAAAACTATAAAATACTCTAGCTTGGGTATCTGCCATTGCCCTTATTAAGCCGGTAGATTATTTCCATAGATGCTTATTAATACAATAGGTAGTAATGTTAATCCAAATAATAAAATAACACCACCAAAATTATTTAAAAAAGTATTATGTATGTATGAAAGAACTAAAAATACACTAGGAACTATTAATAATTGTCCTAATGTTAGTATTAAATATGCACGATTATTTACTGCCAGCATCATAAAAAATTCATATAAAATAATAACAAATGGTAATGATATAAAGAAATAAATAAAATTTTTTCTTAATACATTTATGATATTCATAGTTTTATTCCTATTATGAGCATATATAAATTGGTGCTCCATTTGCTGTTTTGCTTCTTAGTAATGGTATTCCCATAAAGTTTATAGAATTTTTACCAAATAAATGTGTATTTTGATAAGAAATCATAAATCCTACAACACTACCCAATACTAACCCAAGAATAATTGATAAAGAACTATCGCATTTAAAAAAGACTCTAAAGAATGAATAACTTAGTACAAGTAATGCTAATGATAATAATCCATAGTTATATTGTTTAATATAGGAACTATCTAAAACGTCTAATTCAGATTTTACGCTAAATAAACTACTAGCAAGATATGTAGAAGCAAATGAAACAATGTAGATTCCATAAGAAGGAATGGAAAGAGCCGAAGATTTCATAAAAATATTTTCAAATGTATATTTGAAAAGAGATGGTTTACATGTTAAATTATCTATTGAATTGCCAAATAAATAAGCACCTATACTTTGGAATCCAAATAAGAATACTAAACTTTCAAGAATAGATACAAAAAATAAACTATGTTGAAATGATAATGTAATTAATCCAAATAAAAAAGAACCATAAATTAATGAATCTGGTAATAAATATAATGTTTCTTTTATGAAAGACTCCATCCTCCTATTTCCCTATAATGCTTTAAGGAAACCTTTCATAGATATATAGGTAAGTAAAAAATGGGCATTCCATCATATTATAGATTTTTATGTCAAAAAAATAAAAAAACAATTATAGATCAATATAATAAAACTGGTAAAACAATATTATGTTTAGATTTCAATTGTATTGTATATCATTGTTTAAGTAAAGTTGGAACATATAACGATGATTATGAAGAGCGACTTATTAAAGAAGTATGTAAATATGTTAAACATATTTGGAATAGTGCTGGAAAGCCAGAAGAATTATTTATAGCCGTAGATGGGGTTGTTCCAATGGCAAAAATGAAACAACAGCGTCTTCGTAGATTTAAATCAATATTTATGGAACCATATGAATTGGAGACTGGAGCTAGAACAGAGAATGGATCTAGTTCTGCTGGATGGGACATTAAAAGCGGAGCTTTTAAAGATAACACATCTAGTTCTGCTAGATGGGACAAGAATTCTATTACGCCAGGAACTCTATTTATGAAAAAGTTAGATTATGCTTTACAGGAATTATGTAATTCTCATAGTGCTTGGAGTTTAAGTGGATTCAATAATCCTGGTGAAGGAGAACATAAAGTAATGGATTATATTAAAAAGTGTCAAACAAATGCTACATTCTTAGTATATGGATTAGATGCCGATCTTATATTACTAAGTATGTTAAACAGTTTTGATAATAGAATATATTTAATGAGAGAAGATATAGAATTTGGTTCTGCTAAATTAGAATCAGATAAAGAACGATTTTTATATTTAGATATTGAAGAACTAAAAAAGGAACTTTTTCAAAATCCTACAAAAATATATATTCAAGATTATATTATGATGATGAGTTTATTAGGAAATGATTTTCTTCCTCATAGTATTAGTCTAACAATTAAAGATGGTGGATATATTATATTATTTAATATCTTACAAAAGTTTCATAAACAAAATAAATTTTTAGTAAATAAAGGAAAAGTAGATTGGATTAATTTAAAAGAGTTTATTGGAGAATTTTATGAATCTGAAGAATATTTAATTGAGCAAATGTGTAAAAAGAAAAAGCAAACTTATGCTTTTAAAGGAAAAACAGATTATGAACAAAAGATGGCAAATGTATATGTATTGCCATCAAAATGGTTTGTTGAATCTTCAATATTTAATGAGACTATGATATCTGGATGGAATAATATTTATTATTCAAAATGGTTACATAATGATAAAAATAAGATTTTATTTGAATATTGTAAAGGATTACAATGGATTCTTGATTATTATAATGGAAATCCGATAGAATATGACTGGTATTATCCTTATATGTATCCACCTTTATGGAATGATTTATATAATTATATAAATACAGTAAATCATGTATATATATATGACTATCAAGAACCTATTACGCCAGATCAACAACTTGCTATTGTATTACCGCCACAAAGTTATAATTTAATTACAAATTCTAAATATAAAGAGTATCCAATTAAATATATACATCTATTTCCAACACAGTTTGGAGTGCATAGTTTAGGTAAAAAGTGGATATATGAATGTGAATCACATATTCCAACATTTTCTACGAGATTTCTGAGGAAAATTATCTAAAAACTTCAATATAAATCTATTAGATGGGAAACGTTCATTCAATAGATCCTTCACATGTGAAGATTTATAAAGATTTAAATAGTATTCAAAATCCGGCAGTAAAAATAAAAATGATTCAAACACTTTTAGCGGGTCAAGAATATGTTGCTAGTGCTAAAAAAATGGGAATATATTCAGATTTACTTACTTATGTTGCTAAATATCAAAATTATGTAGCTCCACAAGAGCACCAACAAATGGTAACATCACAACCAAAAAGATCTCATATCCAACGAATTGAAAAGGCAAACTCTGAAGAAAAAGCAATTGGTTATTTTCAAGCATGTCTAGAAGTTCTTAGATTAGAAGAAGAAGTTGCTTTAACAGAAGAAATTTTAAAGAAAGCATATAAAAAGGCAACTTTAAAAAATCATCCAGATAAAGGTGGATCAGAAAAAGAATTTGAAAAGGTTACACGAGCATATGCTTATTTAGGCGAGATTCTACGAAGGATTCACGGAGGACGTTCTACAACTGTAAATGTAGATGCACCAAATGTATTAAAAGATTCTCGTATGAAAGATTACGAGTCAGTTAAACATGTAGAGCCAATAAGATTAAATCCAAAGAAACTTGATATGGATGCATTTAATAAAATGTTTGAACAAACTCGCATTCCCGACCCAGATGAAGATGGATATGGTGATTGGCTAGGTAAAGAAAAAGATGAAGATAATAATCCTAAATTTAGTGGAAAATTTAATCGTGATGTATTCAATCAAGTGTTTGAAGATGATGCTAAAACAAATGCTACTAAGGGTAATTATATTATTACACAACCACAATCAATGATTATGGCACCAACACTTGGCATTGAACTAGGTCGTGATAGACCAGAAAGTTATACTGCCGCATATAATTCAGAATTGAATTTTACTGATTTGAAGCAAGCATATACAACAGAAAATACATTTTCAAAACAAGTAGCGCATGTTCGTGTTGATAATAGAAATTTTGAAAACTATAAAAATGATTATGGAAAGGCTCCACCTCCATTAAGCAGTGAAGAATTACAAAGAATACAGCAAGGTGAAAAACAAATGGCACAGAAAGAATTACAACGACAGCGTCGTGCTGCTGAAGAATTAATAAATTCTGATAAATATTTTGAGCGTATGAAACAACTTGTATTAACTGATAAACGTACTGGCTAAATATTATTAAGCATATAAAGATTATAAACAAAAATAAATAAAGATGGTGCTTTTTATAGACTCATTTTTATTTAATGGTGAAGAACTTGTTAAAATGAGATTAGAATATTATTATAATTTTGTAGATAAATTTTATATAGTAGAAAGCATTTATACATTTACTGGAATTAAAAAGGATATATTTTATGTTGATAAATTTAAAACATGGTTTGAACCATATTTAGATAAAATAGTATTTGTAAAAATAGACCATAAAACATCAGTAGGATTTTCAGAAGAAAAATATCAAAGAAATTATATTAGAAATGAATTATTAAAACTTAATAATGATTTTATTTTAGCATTATGTGATCTTGATGAATTTTATGATTACACTCTATTAAATAAAATCAAGGAAAAATTATTTGAAGAATTATCAAATAAAACAATATTATTCACAATGAAAATGTATTATTATAATTTTGAGAATCTTATGGATGATAATTGGGAAATGGCATTTTTAATAAACTCTTCTATGCTAAAAAATGTTGAAGATTTAGATTATGTTAGAGTATATAAGTTAGGTAGTGCTACAATACGGCTAAAATCTGGATGGCATTTTAGTTATTTTATGAGTCCTCAAGAAATTCAAAGAAAATTAGCTAGTTTTTCTCATATGGATTTAAATAGACCCCCGTATAATGATGTATATTATATTGATTATGTAAGTAAGAAAGGAATTCATATATTTCAACAAAAACAACTTAATAAGATATCTTTTGAAGATTCCATTCATGGTTACCCAGAGTTATTTAAAAAATATTATAAATCTTTGATTAGTTAGATGGGTCAGCCTTATATGATTGTATTAGGTATCTTAGCATTAACGGCAGTCGCTGCTGGTCTACAATACAGTAAAAATATGATTGAAGAAGATACATTTAATACACGAGATTTAACAAAGCAAGGAATTGATAATACAACTTTATGGTTATATTATGATCAAAGTGATGTAAATAGTCGCTGGTGGGCAGACTTCGGAGCACGAAGTAGTCGTGTATTAAACACACCATATTTAAATTTATGTTATGAATCAATTGTTATGAAAAATGGACAAACATATAATGTAAAAATATTAGCAGGATTATCGGATGTTGCTATCCTATTGGGTGGATGGCATGAATTACCTAAACCATTACAAAATCCTATTGCTCCAGTTGGAGAAGCAGAATTAAACTATATACGTGCAACTATCTTAAGAAGATTTGGTGGATTATGGGTAAATCCAAGTGTAATTTGTCTAAAGAGTTTTCCAGATTTTACAAAGGATACAAAGGCTATTTTTACTGGAACTGATAAAGATGAAAGTTATAGTGATGCAAACGGAACTCCAGCACCTGGAATTGATGTGATGTATAGTCCTGGCAAAGATTGTAAAGTGTTTACATTCTTAGAAAATCTTGCGTTAAAACGTATTGAAAGACAAGAAGGTGGAAAACAATTTAGAAAAGATATTAAATGGGATATACGTCAAGCCATGAATATGTATATTTGTGATTATATACCTAGCTTAGAGTTTGCTCGTAAATCAAATGGAAGAAGAATTCAATTAGAAGATTTATTATCAAATGAAGATATTCCAGTACCAACAGATGCTTGTTATATACCATTAGATTATGAAGAGCTACAAACTCGCAGTAATTTTGGATGGTTCTTGCGACAATCAGAACAACAAATACTAGAAAGTAATTTATATATTTCTAGATTATTCAAGTAAAATCCATTAAATAAACACCAGAAGAATCAAGAGTAACAAATTTTTGATATATTTGATATGTTGTTACCTTATTTGAATTTATAACTTTTTCTTGTGCTAATAAATCATGATCAATAGCACGTAATAAATGACGTAAGATTGTTATTTGTTTTGAAGCATTCAAATCATATAAGAATTTCTTTGCTTTACATGGTATATAATATGGTTCTATCCATATTATTATTTCTTCAAACTTTTCTGAAGAAATATCATTTTTTGTAAATATTTTTCTATCATGTAATCCAAGAAATTGTAGATAGATTAATATTTCTTCTACAACTTCTTTACTTGGATTTTTTCTAAAAAGTCCTTTTGAATCAACCATTATTCTCCCTACTATTTATAAGTAGTTATACTAACATTAAACGTAACATGTCAAATGAATGTGTTTTACCTTGAGCAAATTGAATCCAACCTTTCATTATAATATAATATAATTTTTGACTAGTTTTTGGTTTTAAAACACCAATTTGTTTAATATTTGTATTTATTTCATATAAAAAATCTTCATAACTAATTCCCGTAGACCATATTTTAAAAAATAGTCTAATAATTTCTTCATTATTCTTTTTTATTAAATTTTCAATAATATGTATTGTTATATTATAACTTGGAGACCCAAATAGTAAATTAATATCATGTATATTAATAATATCTTTATTTATATAATACATTTGAAGAATATTAATATAGTTCTCAATTTGTGATGGTGTTTGTGCGATTGTTAATAAAAATGTAATTCCCTCTAATGAAATTTTAAAATGAACTTTTTTATAATCTAAATAATAATTTAAAAAGTCATATGTTGATACTGTATCAAGTTCTAGATGAAGACATCGTGATTTTAATGGAGCAATTAAATCAGAAGGATATCTGCTACAAAAGAAAAATCGTGTTGTATGAGCATGTGTTTCCATTGGACGACGTAATGCTTGTTGGCTTATAATTGGAAGACTATCCGCATCATCAACAAGAATCCATCTATATACACCGGGTTTTGCTGAGCTATGATGAACAAATTCTGCTACATTTTGTCTTATACAATGAATTCCTCTATCTTTTTCAGATGATAAATTCATAATCCATTCACTTGTATCTTTTATTTTATATTTATCATAATATGCTTTAATAAATTCTTTCATAATTGTTGTTTTACCAGCCCCATAGGTGGATGTAAGAAAAATATGTGATATTTTATCTTCCTCAAGAATTCTATTTAATATAGATTCTGTTTCATTTTGACCAATCAATTTGGTTTTAAAGACCATTTAACTAAATTAAAATACTTTGAATGCTTAAACCAGTTTCATCTTTATACTAAAGAAAATGAACGCAGATAATTTATATGATATTTTAGGTATTCCTAGAAATGCTGATGATAACGAAATTAAAAAACAATATAGAAAATTATGTTTAACACATCATCCTGATAAAGGTGGAAAAGCAGAAGAATTCCAAAAGATTCAAAAGGCATATGAAATCTTAAGTGATTCTCAAAAACGCCAAATGTATGATATGACTGGAAGCGCAGATGAACAACATGGAATGCCATTTGGCGGCGGCGGTGGTGTTGGTGTTGATTTAGGAAGTATCTTTGCAAATATGTTTGGTCAGCAAGGCATGGGATTTAATCCATTTGATCAAGTGCCTGGTATGCCAGGAAGACAAAAACGCCACAAGCCTCCACCAAAAGTTCATGAAATTCCAGTAAGTTTATATGATTTTTATTATGGAAAGCAAGTTAAAGTTCAATTTGAAAGACAAAAATTTTGTAATGGATGTAAAGGTGAAGGATTTACTACATTTCAATCATGTAATAATTGTGGAGGCAGTGGAATAGTTCAACAAATGATGATGGTAGGACCGGGTATGCATGCCGTTACTCGTGGTCCTTGTGAAAATTGTAAAGGAAAAGGAAAAATTGGAAATGGAAAATGTAATGAATGTAAAGGAACGAAATATTATAATCAAGAGAAAATTCTTGAAATCTTTATTAAACCGGGTATGAAAAAAGGTGATAATTTAGTATTTTCAAATGAATGTAGTGATGATCCAAATTATATGGAACCGGGTGATGTTCATATCTTTTTTACTGATGCCGATGAAAATTTAGATGTTACTCGTGATAATAATGATTTACATGGTACTTGTTATATCACATTAAAGGAAAGTCTTCTTGGAACAACATATCGTTTTAAGAATCATCCAAAATATTCTGATGCGTTTGTAGTTAAGATTCCTAAAGGAACAATAAATAATGATACTATAACTGTATTAAATGAAGGGATGCCAAAACGAAATAGCAATAGTTTTGGCAACTTTCTATTAAAAGTTCATGTTGTGGTAAGTGAAGAAGAAAAGAAGATTCTAGAGACTCATGAAGAAACTCTTAAAAAAATCTTTATTTAAGAGGATCAAAACTTGTAGGATTCTCTGCTAACTTCCATTCGGGATTCATGCCAAGCACAGCTTGTTTCTCCATGGCAACAGGAAGTAATAGTGTAGGAGCATCTACTGGGGAAGATCCACCAGACCAGCATCGACGAGACTTACGAGACTTACGACCATTCTTACGAGATGCCTTACGAGATGCTTTACGACCATTTTTACGAGACTTTCTACGTCTGCCACCACCACCTTGGTCTTTCATACCAACAATCTCATTGTAAGAATTATCCAAAGTATTCAAACGAGCAGACTCACGTAATCCAGCATCTAACATACCACTGTATCCAACATCAGCGACACCACCCGCTTGGTTTACTCGAGCTTCATGGCGAAGTTCATTAGGAAGAACACCAGTGTAACCTACATTGGCTACACCCCCATGTTGAGATAAATATTCTTGTCCTTGTAATGTATTTACTTTGTAAGGTAAGTTCATGGATGTATTGCCTACATTAGATCCTTGACCACCACTCATAGAACGTCTAGCACGTCTTGTTCCCTTATGATTTCCCTTACGATGAGTCTTACGATGCTTTTTTACCATTCTAAATTAGTCTTAGAAAAAACTTTACTCAGCATCAATATTCTCCCGTAGAGCCTTAGCATCAATACGACGCTTCTGAATCTTACCAGAAATAATGTAAATAGAATTCTCCGTTAAGACAATAAAATCTTCTTGAACCTTGTAAACCTTCTGGATCAGCGAAGTAAATTCTTCCTTAGATTTAATTAACATCTTTTCTTTTGTTTCCGTATCTTCACCCATATAAGCATGACCATCGGTAGAACTAGTATAATAATCTAACATAATAGCCTTATCTTGTTGAATAGCAATACGAGCCGCGTGTGATAAAGCCTGCGCCGAAGGAACAACTTCTTGAACAGTTGATTGTGATGCCATTTCTATGGGAAATCCGGAAAGACATTTTATGAATTTACCGCAACTAATTTGAATCCTTCATCTTCAGTTGGTATTTCAAAGTTTTTCCGATATGTATAAAAGGCTATTGCTGGAATTTTTATGCCTCCTTCTAAACCTCTTTGTTTATTGCGTTCCATTGATTCATCAATAGATGTTTGAACCCAAATTGCTCGGACTGGTAAATCATATTCTTTTGCAAAATCAATAAATGCTTTTCTTCGCTCTTTAGTTCCACCAGTAGAATCAAATACTATAGATTGTTTATCAATATGTAATTTAGCATCTTTTATCATTTTTGAGACAGATTTTAGTATATCACCACTCACAATATAATAGTCCTTAAAGGATCTGGCAATAGTAGATTTTCCAGAAGCTGGATATCCAATCATAATAATAACTTCTTTCTCTTTACTTGGTTTCAGATTTGTATTAAGTTTTTTCTTTTCTAATGGAAACATTTCTTCTGGACTAAAGAATACTACGCCAATAGCATCAGCAAACTTTTTATCCACATCACTCCAAGCATCTTTTTTCCCAGTAGCATCACCTACATAGAAAGAACGTTCTTTATTAAAACTTGGAAAAGCATTAATAAATAAACCAGTTTTAGGTTTCTTTGTTTTAACACCAATAATGGCAGTATAATCAATATCCAAATCTTTCATTACATTTTTAATTTGTTCTATTTTCCATGGTTTTGATTGATCGGTAACAATAACAATTTGTTTTGTTTTTGCGTATTTACGAATAATCTTTGGTACAGATTCTCTTGTATACTGCCAATCATCAACATCTTTAGGAAATGTTCTTCCTTCTTTCGGTTTTACAAGAGTTCCATCAAAATCAAAGATTGCCAGTTTTTCAGTATCTGATTTTTTAGTTTGTATTATAATATCAGAATCCATTATATGTTCTACTAAAAAAAAATTTATTTTAATCAATTTTATATTTATTTAACTTTTAATACTTCATGAGCATGATTTTTAATAATCTTATTAATAAACTCATATGATTCATCAAGTTGCATTTGATTTCTCGCTCCAGTAATAATTACACTGCCAGTTTGGAAGATAGCAATCGTAATACGTTTACAGCTACCAAGTTCTTTTCCATTTCCTTGACCACTACAACATCTTTCACACCAACAAATACCATTTTTTCTTTCAGATGCCTCATTGTAATAATATTTTGTATTAATACCTTGATAAATTGTAGTTTCAAGTGTGCTAAAGAGTTTATATTGATTAACAAGAATTCTATGTAATTCATCACGACGAACTAGAGCATTCATTTTGTAGTCGCTATTGAGAAGTTGAACTGAAAACTTATCAATAATAAAATCTTTTGTAGAAAGTTTAGTAACAAGATTATTAAATATATTAATTACCCAAGATAATACATTTCGTGAATATGTTTCTGATGTAATACCTGTCATTTGAAATCCGCCATTGGCAAATAGTTTAATATTTACTTCTTTGAATCCAGAATTATCTTCTTTCTTTTTTCTTACAACTAGCGTAGATTGATTGAAGAATGAATTTTTAGATACTTTACGTTTAGAAAGAATATCACGAGAACTATATCCCATTGCCTTTTCACCATATTCTAATTTCAAAAATCCTTCATCTGGATACCCAATAGGAATAGCATAAGTTGTAAATTGATCAAATAATTTATCAAGATTAATTGTTGATCCTAGATGTCCTGTTGTAACAAGTGTTGAAATACGTAACGGAGTGAATGTTAATTTATTTGGATCCATTTTTAATACAAATATGGATTTAAATAATATTTTAATTTTTTTATTTTTTTACATTATTACATTATTACATTATTAGAAATTTTCCAAAGGATCTATAACATATTTTTCAAACCATTGAACTAATACTTGTATGCGTGTTTCAAGAGGACACATTTTCAGAAAATCTCCATCAGTATAACTAACTAACTCTTTTATTCCTTCAATAGTGTATATTTTAAGAATATAAGAAATAAAAAATAGAAACATAGCAATTTCATGAAATATTATTGATTTATTTAATTGTAAAAATATATTATATAAATCTGATTTTTTAGCATTCATTAATAATTTCCACATTTTTTTACAATCTTCTTTCTTTTCTGGATTTAATAAAAAATATCTTATATCTCCTCGTCTAAATAATATATCTATATTTGAAAAATTATTATTTTTATCTTCAATAATCTTTAAAAATCTACTTTTAAAATCTACTGGTTCTGGAGATTCTAATTGAATTGTCAGAAATTTATGAACGATTGAAGTATGTATTCTTGATATTGAATTACATAAAAAAATAATAATAACTTTATTTGGATCTTCATCTAATAAAGGTCTTAATGCCATCTGTGCTTGATCTGTTAAAGTTTCTGCTTCATCAAAAATAATAATCTTTGGTTTAGAAATATGTTCTCCTTCATTATGAAATAGCGTATGAAGTGATGAACGAAGAAATGGATATACACGAGATCTTACTGCTTCTAATCCACGTTCATCACTGGAATTTAAAAATAACGCATGAGAAAATTTACTATTATAACTATCTTTACCATATAATGCCTCCACAAATAATTTTGCTGAACTAGTTTTTCCAGAACCTGGAGGACCTGATAATAATATATGCTTACGTAATAATGGTTCTTTTATCATTAATTGAAATATTGTTTTAATTCGTAATGGAAGACCTTCTAGGTTCTGCTGTTCCATCTATCAAACTATTTTAGGTATGTTTAAACCTTTTATATGCTAAGCACCTAAATATAGAAGTTTAAAATTATATAGTAAAAAATGCCACCTCGTAAGAAAGTAGTATTGCCATCTGAATCATCTGGGGTTACAACAGTAAAAAGAAAAACTAAAAAAGCAATACAAGTTGTTGCTGTTGTGACACCAGATGGTATTCAAGGAAGTTTTAATCCAGAACCTCGCAAACCTCTTATTGCTCATTTAGATGTTCATTCAAATGAAGTTATATTTCGTGACCAACAGATACGTTATGATCCTAATCCACCAATTCAACCAGAACCTTATGATCCCATTGCAGATAATAATTTTGCAATGACAGAAGGTATCATTGAAGAACAACGTATAGAAGAAAAACCTAAAGAAGAAATAAAATATGAAGAAAAAATAGCTGATACTGATGAACATTATCGTCCTTTACAAGTATTCACAAAATGTGAACTTATGATAGAGTTTGCTAATAATAATTCTGTTATGAAGTTACCAGAATCAACTGAAGCCGCATGTTTTTGGTGTTCTCATCCATTTGAAGGACAGCCATGTATTATTCCAGAATCCGAACGTAAAGGTGTCTATAAAGGATATGGTAATTTTTGTTGTCCTCAATGTGCGATGGCATATTTGCTAAAAGAATCTATTGATCCTCATATTCGTTGGGATAGAATGGCTCTATTATATAGAATCTATGATGTGGATGGAAAAGGTAAAATCTATCAAGCACCTCCTCGTGAAAGTCTAAAACTCTTTGGTGGTCCTTTATCAATTGAAAGTTTTCGTGCTACAATTCAAGGTAATAAAGTCCGTGTTGATTTACATATGCCTCCTATTGTAAGTATTATTGGCTCTATTGATACAAAGCCAATTGATTTCTATGATACTTCTCTGAAAAATAATATGACTCTTTTACCATTTGATAAACTACAAAAAGCAGAGGAAGGCCTGCGTCTCAAACGTTCAAAACCTCTAAAAGATAAGGAAAGCACTCTTGATTCATGTATGAATCTACAAGTGAAAAACAAAAACTAAAAAAAATTAAAAATTAAAAAACTTTCGTTGTAATGTATTACAATGGATGTTTCAATGAGTGAAATTATTCGCGAAACGCGGAATTCTATTAATTCACGTCTTGATATGCTTGAGATTCTTGTAAATAATAGAACAAATGTTAGTGGTGGATGTGATAATCATAGAATTGAATTTCTAGGTAAAAAACTTTCAGAATTGGATAATAAATATGAATGTATTGAATCCACATTATATCGTTTTAATGATCTACTTACAAATGTTCAGTCAGCAATTAAAATGCTAACAGAAAAATCTATGGAACAACAAAATATGAATGATAAAACATTTGTATATTGTAATGAATGCCAACAAAATATTAAGGATTGTACTTGTGATATGCCAAATGTTAATGACACCGTTCCAGAAATTGTTATTAATGATCTAATTCAACCTATTGTAGAAGAACAATTGGAGGAATCAGCAGAGGAAACAACAGAGGAAACAGAAGAAACAACAGAGGAGGAAACAACAACAGAGGAGGAAACAGAAGAAACAACAGAGGAAGAGGAAGCAGAAGCACTTGAACTTGAGGAATTTGAATACAAAGGAATGACACTATATCGTGATCCCGATAATAAAGTATATCGCATGGATGAGGATGGAGCAGTAAGTGATCCTCTTGGACTATGGGATGAGAAATCTAAAAAAATTAAGAAGCTATAAATAGTATGCAAGTATTTTATCCCGCATTAATATTATCAGCAATTTTTTTTGCTTCAGTTTTAGTAAATATTCATGATAAACTCTACGGAAATGCTTTATTAACAAGTCTATTAGCAATTCCTTCTGTATTATTTCTAGTATTATTATCACAAAAGAATCTTGATATTATCGCTTATATTTTAATATTAATCCCTATTATTTTGGTATATATTGGATATAGTTTAGGTATACCACCTTCACTTAATAAACCTATCTTAAAAGCAATTGATGCTTCTGCAAATATTGTTCCCGATAGAATTGAACCAGTTTCTGGGACATCTGTAACTAAAACAACTGCCCCAACTACACCTACTGTCCCCACTACACCTACTGTCCCCACTACAACTAGTTTTCCATTAGGAAAATCTAATTAATCTAAAGAGTTTTTATTAATAGTAATTATGTATTACTACTTATTTCATTATGGAATGCCCATTATAACATTTATTCATGAAACCTATAATTATTTATATAATGAAGTTCTTGATATTATGAAGATTGATAATATATTTTTTTTTGAAAATAATCCTACGGGTTACTTGGAAGCCTTTGTAAATAATGATAATCCAAATAATGGAACTGTTGTATGGAAATATAGTCGTTCTAAGAAACTGTTTTATCAATATAAATGTATTCGTAAAGATACAAAACATTTACCTATTCTTTCTGCGAGTCTAGAATGTGAATCTGTTACAATTAATCTTGATGAATTTATTAATGATATTCATATTGAAACATCAAACTACGGATATCCAACTTTACAGCATATTTTAGAAGTCTGGTCGTACCATACACATATAATTCTTGATAGAACAAAATTATGGAAATTAAATTATATGGATTTGAATTTAAATGTGGTTAAACTAGATGTTTTTAATGAAACATGGGACTTTACAAAAAATAATAAAAATTAAAAAGGTATTAAAACAAATTCTAGTATAATAATTATGGAGTCCAATCTTATAGAGTCTAATCTTATAGAGTCCAAGCTTATAGAGTCTAATCTTATAGAGTCTAATCTTATAGAGTCTAATCTTATAGAGTCTAATCTTATAGAGTCTAATCTTATAGAGTCTAATCTTATAGATCTAGAATTTCCAACAGGCTTTTGGAGTCTATATTATCATCCTTCAAGAGAAAAGCGATGGACTATTGATTCATTTGAAAAAATAGGAACTGTTAAAAATGCAAGAGATGTATTATCTATATTTCGTGAATTAAAAGATAAAATTAAAGGTGGTATGTATTTTTGGATGAAAGGTGATATTCCTCCATTATGGGAAAATTCTCAAAATATTCGTGGAGGACATTATAGTATTCGTGGAGTAGGAGATAATGGTATTAAATTATTTAAAATGTATACTCTTGGTGTAATGCTTAATATGGTTTTAAATAATAATGATGATAAAATTAATGGTATTAGTATTTCTCCTAAACTACAGGGATTTGGACAAAGTCAGACAGTAGGATATTTTATTATTAAGATTTGGAATCGTGATTGTGAGAAGTTTAAATCAAAAACTAATTTAATTTGTATTGATAATATTATTACATATGATGATATCTTATATAATCCTCATGTTGATAAGAAAATGTAGATGGTTTCTTTTATAACATATTAATTCTCACCTTTATTTTTCATAGGAGCAAGAACTAAGCGGATTTCACCTAGATTAGCGACAGTATATTTGAGAATCAATGGATAATCGTTTCTCAAACATAACTCAATAGAAGGACACAGACTTGTGCACTTTGTAAATACTACAAGATGTTTTAATTGGAAAATACCTTGAACAATCTCATTAGCAGAATTAGCAGCCTTTTGAACTCTCATTGTAGAATTATTTTCACTAATAATAGTTTCTTGTTCAGCAAAATCTCCATTACACCGGAAAATCAAATCAGATCCAATACTTGTAATTTCAATATCTAACTTCTCACCAAGAGCATTCATATCACGACAATGCTTCTGTAAATCAGAAGATGGCATATGAATAATAGATGTAAAGGAAATAGAAGGGATCTTAATATCTTCAACATCAGTATCAAAGAGTTTCAAAAAGTAATTTGTAACCGTAGATTTTTCAGAATTTTCCATCCGAATACCTAATTTATTTGGATTTGCCTCGGGAAGATATAATGTTAATGAATCATTATTACCCATTGTCTTAATAAGTTTGAATAGATAAATCATATTTACACCAAGAATATATTTCTTTGGACAAAAGAAACTCTCAAAACGGTCGGCATAGAGTTTAAGATATACTAATACTGTATGAGTTTCATCTACATTTACAACCTTGATTCCTTCTGGAGAAAATTCAATGTTTGCTTCAGTAACAATTTCCTTCACGGCTTCAATAAGCGAACGAAAAGCACCAGATTGAATTGTTTTTATTTCAAATAAATTTCCATTTGGATTTGCCTTAACTAGCGCCATTCTAAACATAAGGGTTTAATTGGACTTTAGGTTGTTATTTACGATTTTTTTTACGCAGTGTATATCTCTTGTTTTTTAAAAGTTTATATCCTTGACGAACAGCTAGAGGAACCAAATAAGCACCCGTTTGAACTACACCTCCCATTATGGATGGATAAAATCCTCCTTTTGTTTTTCTTGTCTTTTTTGCCTTTCTTGTGGTTCGTTTGCCTCCTTTAAAAAAAGATAGTGGAGAATAATATGTAGCCATCTAAAAGGGTATTAGAATAATTCTTGATAGATGATACCTACTTTAGTTATTGATTCTAGTAAATGTTTAACAGAGTTATGTGTTATTGGTGCTGGATGTAATACTGATAAATCACCACTTAATACATTTGGTCATCGCCATCCTTATACACCAGTATACAGTTTATTAATGTCTAAATACAGAAATACATATGTTAGATTTTCTGAAATCGGAGTTGCTGGCGGAGCAAGCGTTGGAATGTGGAACCGCTTTTTTCCAAATGGAACTTTTTATTTTTTTGACCGAGACCAGAATTTTTTAGATCATGCCAAACAAATTGTTCCAGCACATAATAATACTTTTGCTTTAATGGATGTTATTAAACCAGAAAGTATTAAAATAAGTCTTGAAGCGACTGGTGGAAATCTAGATATACTTTTAGATGATTCTAGTCATAATCCAAATGATCAACATCATATTATTCATCAAGCATTACCTTTTGTAAAATCTGGTGGAATGATAATTATTGAAGATGTAAATCGTAAAGAACCAGAAGAAACTTATATGAAAATTCTTGATGATATAAAAGATGAATTTTCTTTTATTAGTTTTATTATAACAGAACATGAAAACCGTTATTCGCCAGGGTGGGATAATGATAAAATATTGGTTTTGATTAAGAAATAATAATAGATTAATAATAGAAATGAAATCAAAGACAAGAAAGCATAAAAGAAAATATACGGCTATAATCATAGAACCAAGAAAACATAAAGCATTATCATTTGTATTAAAAAATTTTTTAACAAATCTAAATAATGATTGGTCTATTATTATTTTTCATGGTAATTTAAATAAAGAGTATGTTAAAGATATAATAAATAATGATTTAAGCAAATATAAAGATAGAATTACATTAAAATCAATTAATAAAGATAATATTTATACAAGTGAATATTCAAAATTATTAGTGTCAAAAGATTTTTATGAATATATACCAACAGAAACATTTTTAATATTTCAAACGGATACGATGATTATTCCAAAAAATAAAGATAATATATATGATTTTTTAGAGTATGATTATGTGGGAGCACCGTTTCCTTTTACACATTATGTAGGAAATGGAGGATTAAGTTTAAGAAAGAAAAGTAAAATGTTAGAAATTATAGATAAAATTCCTTATTTTAGTCTTTCTAATATTAAATCAAGTCATTATATTGATTTAGAAGATTTATACTTTTCTTTAAGTTATCATTATCATTTATTTTCTTATTTAAATAATGTTAAAATTAATAAACCAACATCAGAAAAAGCAACATTATTTAGTAGCGATTACTACGTTAATCCAAAATCATTTGGTATTCATGGTGTTTGGAAATATACTGATATTAATACTTTAAAAAAAATATATCCAGATATTGAAACATTGGTTAATTTACAAGATATTGAAAAATAAAAAAGTATTATTAGATGTATCCTTCACTATTAGCGCATATATTTGGTGCTCTTATTTTATTATTTGCTATTGTATTACTATTTTCTAAATATAATCAAATAGTTTCTAACAATCCATATGATATTATTATACTTTTAATACTTATTTCTGGTGTAATAACATTACATGGATTATCTCATTTAGGTCTTGAATATGTTTACGGATATAATCCACTAAAATAATTTTTTATTTTTTTTTCTATCATAAACCCAAATCTCATATTTATATCCTAATTTTTTTACTGCTTCTGCTTTTTGTTTAATATTGTCAGTTTTACACTTATATGTCCAAGTAGATTTTACTTCAATTATAAATTTTTCATGAGGTATGTAAATATCTGGAAAATAATAATGTTTTTTATTTTCCGAATTATATTCTATTTTAGGAACATCTTTTCTATCTGTTTTAATTTGTTCTTCTGTATATTGTTTTACTAATTCATCTAAAGCATATGGTTCATATCCTTGAACTTTACGTATAATTCCAGAAGGCATTTTATATTCTTTAAACTTTTTAGCATTTCGTTGGGTTTTTTCTTGTATTTGTTGGCTTTGATTAGGATTTTCAACTCCATATTTTTTCATATTTGTATTTTTAACCTTTTCTCTAATTTCTTTACTTTGTGATGGGTATTCTACACCATATTTTTTTATGTTTGTATTTATTGTTCTATTTTTAATATCTTTATTTTGTGATGGATATTCAACTCCATAATTTCCTAATAGTGTCCGTTTCTTTTTTTCTTTAATATCTTTATTTTGAGAAATATTTTCAACTCCATATTTCTCTAAAGTTGTTTTTTTAATTTTTTCTATCACATTTTTATTATGTAAAGAACATTCAGAGCCATATTTTATAAGGTTAGTTTGTTTAGCTTTTTCTTTAATTTCCTTATTTTGTGTTGTATATTTAACACCATATCTTTTTAAATTAGTATTGTATGCCTTTTCTCTTACTTCTTTATTTTGTGATACATACTCAACCCCGTATTTTATTAAATTAGTTTTCTTACTTTTTTCTCTTATTTCTTTATTTTGTAATGTATGTTCAACCCCATATTTTTCTAAATTTGTTTTTTTCCATTTTTCTTTAATTTCTTTAGATTGTAATGGTGATTCTACACCATATCTTTCTAAATATGTTTTCTTTTTTCTCTCAAATATATCTTTTTTTAAACATATATCACACATAAAACCAGTATTAATAACATTTCTAAATTGTTTTATTACATTTACATTTAAATTTTACAAAACAACAACTATTAAATTCTGATAAATTATCTAGTTTTATTAATTCTTTATTTAAATATGCTTCAATAAAAGTTACATTATCACGCTTAATATACTCATTTAAAATACTTTCATTATATTTTATTTTAGTCATCTTTCTATATATAATTTATTTTTTTAAATATTTTTAATTTTTTTAACGAAAATAAAAAAAAATTAAATCACCTAACCCCCCAGCCTTAGTATTACTAGTAAGATGGCTTCTAATTATAAAAAACTCTCTCATCGAGAACATATTCTACAACTACCGGATACATATTTAAACTCGGTAGAAACTAACACTGATTGTCGATGGCTGTATAATTCTGACTTATATAAAATGGAATATAAATCTATTCAATTCAATCCAGCACTTGCTAAAATAGTAGATGAAGTTCTTGTAAATGCTCGTGATGAAATTGTAAGGTCAAAAAATGTAACACAGCTTAGTGTAACTTGTGGAATGATAGATGGTTTGTATACTATTTCTGTGACTAATAATGGTAACGGTATTCCAATCGAATATAGTAAAGAAAAAAATGATAAAGGTGAATTTATCTATACACCAGAATTAATTTTCGGTAATCTACTAACTTCGAGTAATTATGATAAGAATGAAGAAAAGATTGTAGGTGGGAAAAATGGATACGGTTCGAAATTAACAAATATATTCTCGTCACAATTCACACTAGAAACGGTTCATCCAGCATCTGGAAAATCTTATACACAAACGTGGAAAAATAACATGTCAATTTGTGAAAAGCCAGTAATCAAGAAAAGTTCTTCTTCAAAGGGATATGTAAGTGTAACATTCTGCCCTGATACCAAACGATTTATTGGTGCTTTTGATGGTCCAAACATTACAAAAGATATGGAATCAGTTTTCCATACAAGAGTTCTTGAGATTGCTGCGATGGCTGGTAAAGATGTAAAAGTTACATATAATGGTTCTGAAATTAAGACAAATACATTTGAGAAGTTTGTGAAACTCTTTATTACTGAAGAAAAACATATTGCGTATGAACGTTCTAGCGAACGCTGGGAAATCGCAGTAATTCTAACACGTAATCTATTTGATAGTGAAGCAGTTCTTCCAGATGAAAAACAGATTAGTTTTGTAAATGGTATTAATACAAAGAGAGGTGGCAAACATGTTGAAACTGTTTTCAAAACTGTCATGGGAGATTTCTGTGAACTTTCTAAAAAAAAGAAGATTGAAGTAAAACCTTCTCAGCTAAAAGATTCTATATTACTATTTGTAAATGCTACAATTGTAAATCCTTCATTTGATTCTCAATCAAAAGAAACTCTTACAACACCCGCAAGTAAATTTGGTTCTCATTATAAAGCGTCTTCTAAATTTGTAGATAGTCTAATAAAGATTGGTTTGCTAGATGAAGCACAACATATATTGGAAGCAAAGGCTGCTAAAGAAGCTAAGAAAACAGATGGAACTAAAAAGAAAACAATTCGTGGTATGCCAAAACTTGTTGATGCTCTATATGCTGGAACATCTAAATCTTCAGATTGTACTCTTATTCTTACTGAAGGAGATTCAGCAGCATCATCCGCAATTGCTGGACTAAAAGTTGTTGGTCGTGAAACATGGGGTGTATTTCCCTTAAAAGGAAAAATGCTTAATGTTCGTGATATTTCTCAAAATACCTTTTCAAAGAATGAAGAACTTACAGCAATTAAAAAGATTCTGGGTCTAGAACAAAAGAAACAATACAATGACGTTAAAACTCTTCGTTATGGTCGTATTATGATTATGGCAGATCAAGATTTGGATGGTAGTCATATTAAAGGACTTGTAATGAATTTATTTCACGCAGAATGGCCTCAACTTCTTAAAAATGGGTTTATTTGCTCTCTTGCTACTCCACTTATTAAGGCATCAAAGAAAAATAAAACAATTTCATTCTATACAATTCAAGAATTTGAATCATGGAAACAAGATCAAGCTGATCTAAAAGGTTGGCATATGAAATACTATAAAGGATTGGGCACATCTACCGCAGAAGAAGCTCAAGAATGGTTTGTGGATCTTCATGAAGTAAAGTACGAAGTAGATAATCAAACAGATGAAAATTTTAGTCTCGCTTTCAATAAAAAGCGTTCTGATGATCGCAAAGTATGGTTGAATACGTATGATCCTAAACGTGTATTAACTCCTATTTCTGGTAAAGTCAATTATTCTAACTTTATTCATGATGAACTTATTCATTTTAGTAATGCTGATAATATTCGTTCTCTTCCAAATATTATGGATGGATTGAAACCATCTCAGCGTAAGATTTTATTTGGATGTTTTAAACGTGGTCTTCGTTCTGAAGTAAAAGTAGCACAGCTTGCTGGTTATGTATCAGAGCATGCCGCATATCATCATGGTGAAGCATCTCTTCAAGGTGCTATTGTAAATCTTGCACAAACATTTGTAGGAGCAAATAATATTAATATTCTTGCTCCAGTGGGACAATTCGGTAGCCGTCTACAGGGTGGTAAAGATTCTGCATCACCAAGATATATTTATACTCATTTGGAAAGTATTGTGGATAAGATTTATCGTAAAGAAGATTCTTGTATTTTAAAACATATTAATGATGATGGTATGATTGTTGAACCAGAAAATTATTATCCAGTTATTCCCATGCTAATTGTAAATGGTGCTCAAGGTATTGGCACTGGTTTTAGCACTGATATTCCTCCACATGATCCTGAAGATGTAGCAATGCTAATTAAAGATCGTCTAAAAGGAAAACGTTCTACACTAGAAAATCTTGCTCTTCGTCCTTATTGGTTTGGCTTCAAAGGTCTTATTCAAATGGTTGAAAATGGTGTATGGATTACTAAAGGATTATACATATTTAATGACGCAAAGAAAATGGTAACTATCACTGAGCTACCTATTGGAACATGGACTACTAATTATAAAGAGTTTCTTGAAGAACTGTGTAATAATCCTGATAAAGAATTAAAGAAACCTGTATTGAAAAACTATGAAGATCTATATAATCATATTGATATTCGTTTTGATCTTTATTTAGATCCTGATTATTATGAGGATGCTAAAGATAATGTCAATGAATTTGAAAAACGATTCAAACTCACAAGCACTTGGCATAATTCTAACATGGTTGCTTTTACAACAGATTTTAAGATTAAACGATATGATTGCGTTGGAAATATTATGGAAGAATTTTATGTAGAACGTATTGCTAAGTATGAACAACGACGACTAAAAGAGATTGAAACTCTCAAACGTGATGCTCAAGAAGCTGATGCTAAAGCACGTTTCCTACGTGGTGTTCTTAATGATACTATTGATTTGCGACGAAAATCAGATTCTGATATTGTAAATATTATGAAAAAGCATGATTTGCCTCCGATGACTAATATGGTAGAACCTGATAATGTAGATTCTTATGATTATTTGCTACGTCTGCGTATTGATAGAGTAAAAGCAAGTGCTATTGAAGATGCCGAGAAAGCAGTTATGAAAGCAGAAGAATTACTAAAGCAATTAGAATCTACAACTTCTTCTCAAATTTGGCTACGTGAACTTGATGAGTTTGAAGTAGCATGGAAACATATGAAAGATGAAAGAATTAAATTGCTAGAAAATGATATTAAGATTAAACCTAAGAAGGGAAAGAAATAATTATTATAGAAATCTACAAACCATTTTTTTTGATTCTATAAAATAAAATCAAAAAAAATAGTCACTGCGGGACTTGAACCCGCGACTCTCGCTTAATAAGAGCGATGCTCTAACCAACTGAGCTAAGCGACCATCATAATTATTATTAGCAATACGTTTTTAAGTATTTTAAATTTCAATTTTTATTTTCTTCAGCATCAGCATCATAGGCCTCTGTAACACTAGTGCTCTCTGTAACACTAGTAGTTTCATCAACATCATCGGTCTCATCAACATCATCCGTCTCATCAACATCATCGGTCTCATCAGCATGATCCGTCTTCGTAACAACAACAGTAAATAAATTAATTGTAACACCTTTTGTTAAATCCAAAATCCAAAAGGTGATTAATCCGCATAATCCACCAATAGTTGCACCAAGTGCGATATTTAATAGTTCATTTGATGACATTTCTATCTTATAGATTTAAATATTCTTTATACCTACATATAAGGATTTGCGGGCAAACTTCTTGTACCAGCACGGCTAATATTTTGAGGCTGTTGCATAGGCACTGGCATATGACTAATGTCATTAATGTAATAATGATAATGATCTACAGCACTTAATATATGGGGAGCAGACCAATCAATAACTTTATTATTTAAATCTTTTATTTGCTCCGGTAGATTTGTATCTAAATTACGGGCATATTGATAAAAAATACCTCTCATGATCATTTTAAGTTCATCAGCAGATTGATCGTCAATAATATACTTTTTATCTCCGCTGCGTTCATATACAGCCTTTCGGATGGCATTTTGTAATATACGGGTATTTTGTGGAGAAAAGAAAGTCTGACTCAATGTGTTTTGTTCCCAATTGCCACGTAGCATATCATTTACATAATTATCTTCAACTTCGGTCTGATGCTTAAATCCGGGAGGGGTCTGGGCATGTAACAGACCGGCAGAATCAAAACTAGGGCCAAAAGTAACTCGTCCATTTTGGCCTTCAAATTTAGTTAAAGGAAGATCGCGCAAATCTTTGGGAGTTCCTTCATTTAATTCAGTAAAATTCATCCTATCACCGGTTCTTTTTTTATTTTATCAAATTTTTTTTCTAAATTGTAGGTATAAGATGACCTCCATTCCTGCCCGTTATCGCCAGAATGCTCCCACTCACTACATGACAATTAGCTCTCTCCAAGGCTTAGTGTATGCCTACAACCCTACCGCCAATAACACCACCTTCACTAACGCCACATGGGCCTCCGTTGGCTCCGCCTACAGTGCGGCTGGTTCTCCCTATGTATCCTCACTTGCGGCACCTGGCGGTCTTCTAAAGGATATTGGTAAGAGTGTTGTGTCTGCCAATCGCTATTTCCGCAAGGTTCAATTAGTGGTTGCTAACACCGGCCCCAGACCTTCCACAAATGCCTCTACATTCGGTGTAGCCGGCACTAATCTGGGCACCTACCCCAACCAAGACTACCTCACTGGTTACATTGAGCTTGGCTACGAGGGCGGCGGCACCCCTGCCCCCGTCGTGCAGTATGGCACACTATAAGTGTGATAACCGTGTTAGTTATATATTAGTAAAATATAAATAAAAAATAGACTATATTTTTTATCTATATTGTAGATGGAACTATCCTTTATTTTTTATATTTTTGCTGCTTTTATAATAATACCTGGAACATTTTTTCTTTTATCTTTGTTTAACAAATATTTAGCGGGTGGAATTGCTGCAATTGGTATGATAATTTTATTTATCCTCTTCGGTATTCAATTCTTTACTCCCGATGGAAATTATATTCAAGCATCAAGTCCAGTTGCTTGGCCACCAAGTATTAATTTTTGTCCAGATTTCTTATCATTAATGAAAGTTGATGTTTCTGGTGGTCACGTATATGTATGTGTTGATACTGTTGGTGTTTCTACTAAAACAAATTCTTCTGGACTAGGTTATTTTAATCCTAATAATGCCTTGACAGGTGGTGGTGTCCCATCAGCAGATCAACAATTTAATTTACATTTAGATATCTCAAATGATAATGATCGTACAAATGCTATTATTAGCGAATGTAAAGATAAAGGATTAACCTTTGAAGGAATCTGGGATGGAATTACTTCAACTAATAATATTGTTCCTAAGCCGCCATCAGCCTAAAGATAGATATAGATTTTTATAGTAATGGAGGCATGTTTACATCCAGAAATTGAAGATAAAATAAAACAATGGATTACAAAAAGAGACTATTCCGCTATTTTATTATTAGGAAATCCTGGTGTAGGAAAAACAACGATTGCTCATAGAATTTTTAAACAGTCTGGATTAAAAACTATAGAATTTAATGCTAGTCAAACACGAAGTGGTGCTTCATTTCGTAAAACAATTCTACCATTATTACGTGAAGGTGGGATTCTTCAAATGATGGAATGTGGTTCAAAAGGTGGTATTGGAATTTTATTAGATGAAATTGATGGATTAAGTAATTCTGAAAGAGGAGGATTATCAGAACTATTATTATATTTAAAAAGTAATGAATGTAAATCTGGCAGACCATTAATTTTAATTAGTAATAGTTTGGATTCAAGAGTATTACAACAAATAGCAAAATTATGTTTAACATTTAAAGTTGGTCCTCCGTCAAAAGAAGCCATATATAATTGGCTAGGAATTCTTCCACCAGATGCTTATAATGGTGACTTACGTGTATTACAAAGACAAATAGATAATTTAGAAACTGTAAAAGAAGAAATGCATATTCCAGAAGGTGTTAAACCAATTGCTTGGTGGGCATTATGGGAAGATTGGGATCCAATGTTAGATATTGATATTGAAAATAATGAAGGTAATCTTTCAAGTTTAATTAGTTTAGAAAATATTCCAGAACGTATTAAAGCAAGTGTAGGAAATAATTATGAAGCATGGAAAAAATATTCATCATTATTTGAATCATATTATAATAGCGATGAAGGCGATTTTTGGGCTTTCTTTTATCAATGCTGGAGTATCTTACCTCTTAGTCTTCAACTAAAACTTAAAAATATTAGTTTGCGATTATCTGAAGAATTACCAATTAAAAAAGATGTAAAAATACCAATTTATGAAGATTTAGATTATACTCCAGTATTAACAAAACAAAGTGCCATGTTTAATGCTTGGAAACTCTTATGCGAGATTTCAAACGAATATAAAGTTCCTATTCGTTTAACACCCATGTATGCTTATATGAAAATTAAAGAAGGTAATCTCAAACCTGATAAGATTAAACGCTTTGAAGCAATATCTTTAGAACATATGTATAAAAATATTAAACGTGCATAGGCTTTTTTTGCGTAGGCTTTTAAGTTTCATCTGGATATAATAATTTTATAAAATGTAATTCCTTTGTTCTTCCAACACGATACGCACGACCTAAAATCTGTTTTTCTTCTTCATGTGTCATACTATGAAGCAAAATAACATGTGTCGCTTCAGTAATATTTAATCCAGCAGCCATTTGGACAGTATTCATTAATAATAGATTTACATTACCTTCCTTAAAATTTGTAAGCATAGAAGCAATCATATCTTTTGATCCTTTTAATTCTTTTGCTACTAATTTTTTAGTTTCGCATGTTTGTTTAACTTCAAGAAAAGAATTATCATAACGACTAAAAAGTAAAAATTTACCATTTGGATTCTTCTCTATAATATTAAACAATGTATCAATTTTCTTTTTAGGTTCATCTATATTACTAACTTTTGTACTATTTTCTATAACTATATTTTCATCAGATATTTTCTTTAATGAAGATGGATGCATATCTCTTCTACACAAAGGACATGTAGGATTTCTACTCAAACTCTGAAGAATACACATTCCACAAAAGATTCTTGAACAACAATTTGTTAATACTGCTTCAGATGGTTCATCATAACATATAGGACATACATCTTCTTTATAATTTTCAATACGCTCCTTAAGACTTTTAATTTGCTCCTTCATATGATCTATCTTTTCTTTCAAATTTTTTAAAGCATTTTCTTTGATTTGAGGAGAACTATATTCTAATCCTTGCTTAAATTCATATGTCTTTTCTAGCCTCTCAAGTTCTTTTTGTTTATTTTCACTTACCGCTTCTATTATTGATGCGTTACTTTCTGTTTTCACTCCAAGATGTTCTAATGCTGATTTTACATCACCCGCATTTAATAATTGTCTTATATTTACACTAATCACATCATTTACAATTCTATGAGATAATGAAGGCTTACATAGAATAATTTGGGAATATAGTTGAGGCAATGATATAGATTGATTAATAAAATCTTTTGAACAACGAATTATACTATATCCTCTCATTGGATGAGTATTATTAACGATTTCATTTAAGAATCTAGAAGAACGATTATAAATACGCAAATAATATGATTGATATGTATTATTTAGATTTTGCAATAAATAAGAATTCATTTCATTTGATACATGATGTCGTTGTTTAAAAGTCTCATATGAATTTATTCCAATAAATATCCCATATGTATTTGGAAATAAAAGATTTGTAAAACTCGCTGATATTAACCATACATAATTAGATGGAAGATTTTGACGTATTATACCACTTGTAATTTCAATAGTATCTGCTTCATCAATATATATTCTATTCCAGTATAGATTTAATTCATTTGAACGGATATATAAATCTTTTAACAATGTATTACTAACTAGTGTTACTTCAGCTTCTTGAACATTTTTCATGAATTTATCACTTGAAACATCCTTTCGTGTTTTTAATAAGAATTTTTTTAAATTAGTTTTTGTTGTTATTTCATCCGCCCATTGACGAAATAATGTATGAGGAACAATTATTAGACAACCAACATTTGATATATCATGGATAACTTGTTTTTCTAAACTATAAAATGATTTACTACTATGAGGATTAAAATAAGTAAACTCATTTGTTTTTCTTTCATTATTTAAATGCGCAATATGTCCTAATACCATAAATGTCTTTCCAACACCTACAGAATCTCCTAATATACCATATTTAGAATATAGAATGCTATCTTCAATATGCTTTCCTTTCATATAACTATTTTCATGATCAATCATTTTTTCAATTACAGCATGTTGATGTCTTCTTAAATTAATTTTTAAATTAGGTATTGGTGTATATTGTATGCTAGCATCATCTTCCAATGAACTAGTAAACACTTGATGTAATATTCGCAAGCCTTCCATATATTATTTTTCTTTGTAATATATTCAGAATTCTTTTAGGCGTTACTATAAAATTCTCGTAATTTAGAATTCTTAATAAAATCTTTAATTTTCATAGTTGTTTTCTTTATAAATGGATTTGTCGTTTCAGCTTGTTCTCTTAATTTTTTCTTATCAAATGTATTTTCACTATGACTTAATACTAACATAACTTTCATAGGATTTAATTGAATCATAGGATGTTTATAATTATCAAGAAATGATTTTTCTTCAGCATGGGTAACACTTTCATCATATAGATGTGCATTTGCATATGTTTTTAACCATGCCATTGTCCCATTTGTCGCATGATTTCTATTATAAGGTCCTAACTTATATATTGTTTTAATATCAGTATAATACATATATACTTCAGAAGTTCCCGCTAGTTCTATTCCAGGACGGCTACGCATTGATGTTACAACATGGGATACTCGTTCTGGAAAATAAAAATCATCATCATCCATCGCAACAATAATATCTCCTTTTGCTTCTTTATTTAATCTATTTCTTTTTACTCCTATATTTTGTTTTTCTTCTTCATAAATATAACGTATATTTGGTAACTTCAAATCTTTAAATAAATCACCTACTGGATCTGTTCCATCATCATAAATAATCCATTCCATACGTTCCTTGTCATATGTCTGAGACTTATAACATTCAATCAAATAAGGAATAAATCTACGTCTATTAAATGTAGGTGTAATAACACTTACAAAAGGATTATTTGATAGTCCTTTTGCTTTAGTTTCCATCTTTAAGAATTACTAAAGATTATTTTATACCCTCGCTTGAGTTGGCCCAAAACTTATTTTGCTAAAAGAATTTTGTAAATCTATAGGAACAGTTGGATTTTGTAATTCAATTGGTATTGTTATACCTTGTCCTTGTGGTAACTGTTGTAACTGTTGTAACTGTTGTCCTTGGAGCTGTTGTCCTTGTGGCAATTGTTGTCCTTGTTGTTTTACTAACGACGATGAACTAAAATGAGATATTTGAGATCCTACAATATCACTGTAAATAAAAGGAAATAAAAACAAATTCATTAAAGGATTGTTTGTATATCCTTTATGTAATGGTGCCCAAATAGCATAAAAAAGTTTTTCTTTATTAAAAAAACGGAAAATGGCTTGTATTATAGGTATTGGGAATAATATAAATCCATATACCATATAATAGATTCTATACGCAATAGGTTTTGTAATAGCAGCATTTGATGCTAATGAAGAACCTAAGAAACCTAGAAAAACTACTATGGCAAATATTATAATATACATTGTTGTTGAAAAGATTTGTTTAAAAAATTTATTTATATCATATTCTGCTTCACCAATTGGATTTGTTGATGGAGGAGGTGGAACATCAGTACCAGATGCTTGTGCTTGGGCTAATAATGCTTGATATTGTTGGTTAATCTTATCATTTGCTGCTGCTATTTGATCCGGTGTCATAGAATTAGCTTTTGTTAGTAAATCTTCAGAATCTTGTTGTAGAGTGTTTAAAGCATCTGTAATCGGTTTTCCAACACCGGGAATAGATGTAATTGCAGCACCTAATCCTCCTCCTAGACCAGATACTGTTGCTTGCAACCCTTGTAAATTCTGTGCTACATTTTGTCTATACAATGATTTTAGAGCATCTGCTGCTGGATTATATGTTGCTGTATTAAACCAATCTGATATTGTATTAAAAAAACTCATACTAGTTTATAATACTATTTCTTATTAATTTTTCAGACTACACAGAAAAATGTTTACCTCCGCATCCACTTACAACTTCAAACCAGTTATAACTTTCTACATACAAATATAGATTATAGGTATATGTGGTATTAGATGGAAGAGGATATACATCCAATTCTATTTGGAAATTCTTGATACGAGATGTATTAATTGATCCAGCTGGTTGATTATTTGGAGAATGGAGTGAGAAACTATATACTGGAATTAAATCTTCAGAATCTCCCGTTAAAAATTTAAATGGTGTAATTCTGGTAAAAAAATCTACTGGTTTTTCTTGTTGAATTTCATTACCATCGCATAATACTCTTATATTTCTTATTGTATCAAGTTGTCCTTGTGGTAATAACAATCCAGAAGAACCAAAATTTGATAAATAATTTGTTGTTGCTGGTGTTGGTTGAAATGGAGGTGTTGGATAATTAAACCAATTTGTTAAATTTCCAAAATCATTTCTATAAATTGTATCAGAACGTCTTGTAATAAATAATAATCTTGATACTGGATTATGTGCTTCTATATCTAAAAGTTGTCTATTATATAAACCTAAAAATGGAAATTGTCTAACTTCTTGATATAAATAAGATAATGGGCTAGAAGCAAACACTTTTCTATCATCATCCGTTAAATAAATATATGTTGTTTGAAGTCTTGGATATAATGGCCAATTATTAAAATTAGGTTTTACGTATCCAAAATCAACTAAGAAATTATTTAATGTCACTCCAGAAATATCTGGTAAATTAGCATAATTAGGAATATTTGTATAAAGAGCATTAGAATCAGAATTTACAAAATATCCTGGAGCTACACGAAATCCTGACGCATCAAGAGTTGTATATAATTGTTGAATCGGATTTAATGTGAGTTGAACTTCACAATCATGATATTGAAGACCTACCAATGGTAAACTTTGAGCAGTATTTTCTGTAAACCAGAATGGAAGCGGTACATGAATATCACGTCCAAAAATAGATGGTCTATTTAATTGAGCAGCAGTTGTAACAGAGTTAGATAACACTGTTGGATATCCTTGATTTTGTAATCCACCACCATATAATCCATCCGCTGGATTGTTTAATTCTGGGACATCACCAACTAAATTTTTCCATTTTTGTAATTTATCTTTATCATAATCTAAAAGAGCACGACTCATAATATACGTTCCATCAAATTCTTGAATTTTTTGACCACCTACATAAAAAGCAGCATTATGAATTAAAGCAGCTCCTAAAAATCTTACCCATTGAAATTCAGTTTGAATATTTAATGGACCAGTGGGAGTTACATATTTACTATAAATATCTGGAATCCGGAATGTAAAATACATATCAGAAATTAAATCACCAATTCGTTGAATTTTATATCGCAATCGTATAGATTGATCATATGATAATTCTTGTGGTCCATCAAGAGCCGTTGTTACATTTTCCATAGAAAAATGGCTATAACGACGAAATGCTTTATAGAAATATGTCATTTGTGGATTACCACTTAATAACACATTTTGTTGCCCATACGCTACTAAAGTTAATAATCCGCCACCGGTCATCTTATTATAAATCAGATGGTTATGTTTTAGACCCGATCGGTATACCAATCAGACGATAAATAAGGAGGTAATTCAATTGAAGATGCTGCTTTGACTACAGTTGAAGGACCTTTATTATAAAAATTCTGTATTTCATTATATGATAGAGCATACCGGGTATAGAGTAAATTACTTAACTTTCCAGATATAGCACCTTGATAATCAACTCTGCGATTATTAGGAATATTTACTGTTTTTGTTACACTATTAAATACATTAATATTACCATAATTAGAATATGGTAAAGAATTTATAAATGAAAGCTTTTTTACCATTTTTCCATTAATATGAACTTCTAAAGCAAGCTTTTGGAAATTTAATACTACATGAAACCATTTGCCAACAGGGATATTTTCAATATCAATATGATTATAAGGATCTGTATAATTACCATATACAATTCTCATTGTATTTGTATCACCTTTTACAAATACGCCGGGTGCCATTAATGGCCAAGGATTATTATCAAATCCTTTATAAAATACATTATGCAATACATCTGATCCATTAAAGGTTGATTCATTTACAGCAACCCAAAAACTATAGGCAAATTCTATACCAGTTCTTTCATTATCAGATGATAATATTGGTTTAGCATCATTATATTTAGTAGCATCTTGTTGAATAATTATTTGTTTATCATCTGAATTTACAGTATATGGTAGCACCTCAACATAGCGATTTTGGACTGTTTGAGCCATATTAAATACAGATTGAACAACATAAAATGCAACTCCAGTAAGTATTACAATTCCAACTCCTAATCCTATTTCACCGGGAAAATTTATTGTCTCCATTTCTTATTATCTAACCGGTAAAAATATATTTAATAAATGAAAGAGGGTCATTAGCATGGCTAACACCAGTTGGACCCGCTATATATGTTTTATAGATTTCATCAGGATTCAATGCACTATTAAATACTTGTAATCTAGAAAAGTATCCATCAAACCCATTTAGATCAGTTCCTTGTAAATATTTAAGAGCTATACCAGTATGATCTACTTTAAAATAATTAGCATATACACATGTCTTCACAAGTTTACCATCTAAATATATATCAAGAGTCTTACCATTCATTACAATACATATATTTACCCATTTTTGCATAGCAATATCTTGAATATCACATGTGTTATTACTAGAAATTAAACTATTTTCATCAACTTGCATTGGTTTGAAAAATTGTTGAACATCTTTTACAAATAGACTATTATCTTTCATATTATTTACTAAATTTGTATCTGTTACTTGTTGGAATCCAGTGAGTTGTCCACCAGCACATGATGGATCCGTTGAACCAGAACAATCCGCAATTCCAATATTTTGATTTGTAGGAACAATATCTGCTGAAGGAAGTGTATGTGTTCTTACTAATAACGATGGCTTTATGGAACCAAGAGCAACTAAAATTGTTGAAAAATTAGAAGCAGATGTTCCATTTGCTGGATATATTTCAACTAAATGTTTGCGTGTTCCTTGGCGGTATGTATATCCAGAAATATAAATCCAAAAATTTAATGTAAATTCACCACCATCTATGATTGAAGGTATTGATACGTTATATTTAGAATTTGCTGGATCGTTTGCTACAACCTCTGATGATAATATTACATTTGATTGTAATGTAGTTCCACCATACAAAAATTTAAATATAAAATATATAAAAAAACATACTGCTATAATTGTAAAAATATATACTAATATATTTAATCCAAACTGACGAACACTAGGATTAATATTTCTTCTAACATTTTCTACAACAGATTCCATCTACTCTATCTAGGCATAAGAAGAGCTCCATTCTAAATATGGTTTTGCTGGACTTGTAGATGGAGAAGATCCAGCACATAATGATGGAAGTTGGACATTTCCCAATCCAACTCCACCAATTCTGTCTAAAGAAATCTTTCCAAATGAAGAAGTCGGGGGATTCGTATCAAATAATGGAGAACCACGTGTAGTTATATAGTTTTCATATTGAGATTTAATAGAACTTGCAGACATTAAATAAGAATATAAATTGAAAAACCCACATGAACCATCAATCATCGTATTTCCAACATTAATACCTTGAAATAAACTATTTGGATATAATACCGAAGAAGTATATTTAGATAATACAAGAGTATCATTATAATATATATCATATCGTCGTCCAGAACGATTAATAGTAATCATTATCCATTTATTAAATGGCATTGGTGGTAATACAAATGTTTCCATATAAATATAACTTGATACATCAGATGTTGAATTGCCAGAAGGATCAATTGGAATATTACCAGAAGCATCATTACCAGAAGATTGTGTTTTAATAGTTAATTGAACTGATGCTTTACCTTGACGACTAGCGTCGGGCGCACCAAGTGCTTCCAATACAATAATTTCATTTATATTCATTAATGGAATATATCCTTTGTGATAACATTGTGTACAATCTGTCCCATCACATGAACATAATTCATAACGACCTGTATTACAATTTGGTAAAGAAGGATCGCCTCCCGTAGTGCTACAAGGTGTTGCTATACCAGTCTTTTTAAGATTTTCTAAATAGAAAAACCCTTGTAAGCAAGCTTCATTGCTATTTTGAAATATATTTGAATTAAATATATTTGTATTATCATGTAAATTATATGGGCCTTTATTTTGAACGCTCGGTGTTGTAAAAGGTAAAGGAATAAATGTTAATACTAATAACCCTATAATTATTAGTATTAAAATACTATATATATACAATTCCATCTACACTATTATATTACTTAAAAAATGATGCCGATTTTGTTGCGTTTGTTAAAGTTCTTACTTGAGAACTCGTAATTATATTATCAAAATATTGAATATTAGCAATTTGAACTGTATCTTTAATAAAACTAATGGGTCCATATAAATACGGAGTTCCAACAATTGGATTTAATGTATATTTTGGTGTATATGTATATTTTAGTGTTAAATCTTTATAAACTTCTACAAACTTTTGTGTTATATTTAATGTGATCTTAAATGGATTATTAATTGGAATATTTGTTATTACTGGTATTAACTCTAAATACATAATTCCAGAATCTATTGTTATTAATCCTACTTTTAAATCATTTTTTACAGGATCTACATATATAATAAAGTTTGTATTATTAAACTTATTAATTATATCTGTTTGTGATATTGTAAGAATATTAGGCATTTTATCATCACCTCTATATTCAACTAAATCTGTATTATTTGTAATTGTTGCTGGTGAATTTGCAAAATATAATACTACACGAGGAACATCAGTGGATAAATATGTATTCTTTACATAACAATCAAATGATACAGCAAATTTATTATAATTAAAAGTTGTTATAGTATTAAATATCATACGATCATCTGATGGTGTCACGTTAGTTGTATATAATGATTGTGTATTTACAGAACTTGTAGTAATAGTACTTGGTATATTAGAAGATACAAAAGGTAATATAGGTGTTACATAAGAATTTACTACAAGTAAAATTAAAAAAATAATAAAAGCAGTAATGCTTGAATAAAATAATATTGATATCCCTGTTTTTATAGGCACTAAAGCATCCATCTATTTATCTTCTTTCTTCTTTTTCAAAGTTTTGTTATATTTCTTCAAATCACCTTTCTTTGTATCAAATCCAATACGTTTGTAATATGCTTTTGCTTCATTTGCTTTACAATCTATTAATCCTTCACGCAAATAGCATACAAATGATATACGTGTAAATTTCTTTTCACCACCTAATGTGCCGGTAGATGGGTCTTCAAAATGAATCTTAGGAAGATTTTTATTATATATTTCTTGTGTGGGTGTTTCAGTCATTTCTGTATTACAATGAAATTCATGAACATTCATCGCTAAATAATCACCCGTTCTTACATTAAATCCAATTCTGTATCGGGGAAAAATTGTTGCTCCACCAGAATATTTACCACGCTCTATTACTGATAAATTACCAAATCCTTCTCTAAAATCCCCATCATCCATATGTAAAGCGGTTCTGAAATTACGATTAATTGTTACAGAAGAAAATGCCGTATCATCAATACGAAACGATTTTTGTTTATTTGCTCTATCATATTGTTTTTTATGTTCAGTTGGTGTTAGAGCCTTAAAACATTTATCAAGTTGTTTAATAAATGGTAATCCCTTTGTATAATTTTCAAAATAACGCTGCGTATATGATGTTAAACGACAAGGAAGTTTCATAAATGGTGTTTCTTCAAAATATCCCAATACACTACTAAATACTAAATTATTAACTCTCATTTTAGATAATTTACCATCTTGCATGTAGCGAGTGGACCATCCTTTAATTTCTACAGGCTTTCTTTTCTTCCAGTAAATTCCTTTCTGCGCAATCGGACCAGCAGCCGCACCACGATTTCTTGATGTAGCCGCAGTTTCATAAAATGCTTCCCATCCAGTTTCAATAACATCTTTTGGTATAACATTTTTACGAAACTTGGCTAACAACTCTTCTTTACCATCTGCTAACATAACATATACATCAACATCTTCATCATAAATCTTATCGGTATCTTTTTCTGTTAAATATTTTCCTTCAAGTGCTGCGATTTCTTCATTAGTAAGTTTTGCCTTTACAACAACTTTTTTAACATCTTTTTTTAAAATATGTGTTGGTGTTTTAGGAATTTGAACTCCTTCAAAAAGTTCTTCTTTTGAAATAGTCGGCATCTATTCTTACTTAGAAAAATAATATATAGCAACTCCAACTGTAAATACTAATCCTCCTCCAATAAAACCCCCTTTTATCATAGATCTAAAATCAATTTCATCCAACATTTCAGAATTTATAATTGGTGATACTCCTCGTGCCCCAAGACGTTTAATATAATATAAAACTTCTAATTCTGTCATTGTAGGCTTATTTAATGATTTATTTACTTCATTATGTAGCATTACTGTCCATTTAAATAAATCCTCTCGTCTATCAAGATGAGGTGTAATAGGATATTTTTTAAGATGGATTTTTAAATGTTCTTTACATATAGGACATGGTAATAAAAATGGTAAGCTTTCAAAGTATTCTTTAGCAGCTTTTTTTTCAGCATAAGATGGTTGTTTCGGGTATCCTAATGCTATAAAAGATATTGACTGCCATATAGGAGGACCCCAAACATTGCTTGATATACGCATCTTTAATTATCTATAATATTATTTTTATTATTTAAATCATCATAAAATAAATGTTTAATTTCTACAGTTTTCTCCGTATTGTTTTTTAACCAATAATTAATCTCTTCTTTTAATTTAATTAATCTACTTTCCCATTCATTTATTGAACATATACCATTGTTATTCCAACAAGATGTTATTTTTTTTCCTTCACTCATCGGGATTAAATCTTATAAAGATTATAGGTCTATGATTATTATCTTTTGATATTTCCATCAATCTTTTATTTTCACATGTTGTATCGTAATTTATATGTTGATTTTCATCTATTTCTACAATAATAACTTGATAACCTAAATCTAATAATAAATCTGGTCTTCTCTTTGAACAACCATCTATAACTTTTTTATCACAAATCCATGTTAATTCTGAAAATTCTTTTTTTATATAATCTACAACAAGTTTCTCTTTTGTTTTATAGTTTCTTGATATATCTTTATCTGGAAATAGATGTACATAACAATGATAACAGTATTTATCAAATTTTTTATTAGCAGTAATTGAACACCAAGAAGATTTACATAAAGCAGAACCTCCACATTCTTTACAAAAGTCTTTTCTTTTATTACAAAATTTACATCCTTTCTTTTGAATATCATGAATACAATAACCAGAACCATCACACTCTTTACAAAGTCTCTTATCTTTTTTATGTTTGCATATAGCTGAACCTTGACAATCTCTATTTTTTTATGCTGACATATTCCAGAACCTTCACAATCTTTACAGTATCGTCGTTTTTTATTATGCTCACAAATACTTACACCTTTACAATCAACACATAATTCTTTTCTTTTCTTATGAATACAGAAATAATTTGGAGCACATTCTATACATATATTTTTTTGCTTTCCATGTAAGCAAATACTACCACCCTTACATTCTTTACAATTTGATTTTCTTCTATTATGCTCACAAAATTCTGAAGCACCACAATCTTTACATCGTGACCTTCGTTTTTTATGTTCGCATATATCACAACCCTCACAAGCTACACATCTTCTTTTTTGTCTTCCATGCTCACATTTAGGACTTGGCATTTTGATTATATATAATCAATTTTTATTCCAAGAATGTTTAATAATTTCAATAGTATCAAAAAGAATGTATATTTCTCCAACTGTGGGCAATTTTTATCTATCTATTTATGAGATTATTTATGCTTAAAACCCAATCTACAATATATACATAGCAAGATAGCAAGAATGTTAAAATCACAGCAAAAAAAAGCAATATTTTGTACCAACTGTAATGGTGTTGGTCACTATGTTAAAGCATGTATAGCCCCTGTTACAAGTTTTGGATGTATTGTGATGAAACTTCCAGATAATTTTGATCAAGCAAAAGAATTATTAAAAAATGATAAATCTATATCTGGAATGGAATCTATAATGAAAGATATACAATTCTTAATGATTCAACGACGAGATAGTTTAGGATTTATTGAAATTCTACGTGGCAAATATAAAGTAACAGATTTAGATTATATTCAATATCATATTTCTACAATGACGAAAGAAGAACATGAAAAGGTTTTAACACAAGATTTTGATACATTATGGAATAATTTATGGGGGACACCAAAGGAACAATCCCAGAATTATAAAAATGATAGAACACAATCAAAAATAAAATTTGATACTCTTAAGGAAGAGGGAACATTAAAAAAAATGATTGATTCTATTGGTGAACCATGGACTACACCAGAATGGGGATTTCCCAAAGGAAGAAGAGATCCACGTGAAACAGATTTACAATGTGCTTTTCGTGAACTGAAAGAAGAAACTGGAATTAATGAAAAGGATGTTATATTTATTAAGAATTTAGATCCAATAACTGAAACTTTTTTTGGTAGCAATCATATTCATTATTGTCATAAATATTTCTTATTTCTATATAATTCAAATAAAGAATTATTTTATGATAAAAATAATTTTCATATGGTCCAAGAAATTGGTAGTTTAGGATGGTATAATTTAGATAAATGTTTAATGAAAATACGACCAGAAAACATTGAAAAGAAAGAAGTGTTGCTACGGGCATTAAGTTTATTACGAAATTATTGCCCTTTGAGAATGAGTTAGGATTACGAGTTAGGAATAGCATTTCTTTCTAAAGTAATGAAATAGATGGCAACCAATAAAGAAGAATTATTGGAACAATGGTTAATTGAAACAGATACTTCTCGCCGAGAGATGTTATTAAAAGAATTAGAAGCAAGAAAATTAATTCCTGATGATGCCGATTTTGATAATACATATGGTTTATATCCAGAAATTGATGATGAAAATTTTTTAATGAAACTATTTCACAAACGAGAATTTGCTGAAAATAAGTATGAAAGTATTGAAGATTTAGCAACATGTAGTGGCAATGTAGAATTTGAATTAAGTCCCGTTCAAAGATTTATTAGTAATTTTTTATCTGGTAAGACGCCATATTATTCTGCTTTATTATATCATGGCGTAGGGGTTGGTAAAACCTGCAGCGCAATAAGTATAGCTGAAGCAAACTTATATATTAATCCTAAGAAAAAAGTATTTATAATAGCACCACCAAATATTCAACCAAACTTTATAAGAACTATTTTTGATATAAATAATGTTATTATTCCCGAAGAAGATAATTTTCCTAACACACATAAAGGTTGCACTGGTAGTCTTTACTTACAATTATCTGGATGTGAATATGAAAAAGATAAGAAAGTTATTGAAAGAAAAGTAAAATCATTGATTAAAAGTCGTTATGAATTCATGGGTTATATACAATTAGCAAGTTATATTGAACGACTTATAATAAAAGCAAGTTCTAGTATAAGAGATCCAGAAAGAAGACGTTTAGAAGAAATTAAAGCAATACGTGATGAGTTTTCTGGAAAAACAATGATCATTGATGAAGCTCATAATTTACGTGATATTCCGGGCGAAAGTGAAGATGATAACATAGATGCCCCTGGTGGTGATAATGAATTAAGCGATTCTGCTCAAGGTAAAAAACTTACACCAAGTTTAACTCGTGTATTAACATATGCTCTTAATATGAAATTTGTTTTATTAACTGCTACACCTATGTATAATAGTTATTTAGAAATTATTTTTTTATTAAACTTATTATTAACAAATGATAAAAGAGCAACTCTAAAACCAAGTGATATTTTTAATATAAAAGGGGATGGCACTAGTTTTACAACATCTGGGAGACAGATATTTGGAAACATCGTAAAAGCATATATAAGTTATATGCGTGGAGAAACACCAATTTCATTTCCTATTCGTTTATCTCCATATAATGCTCCTAAGCTAGAAGTATGGCCAACTGCGGATCCCGCTGGAAATCCAATTAATCTTACAGAAACTGAACTTGAAAGATTATTAAATCTTCCTATTGTTCCAACACAATATGGAACATTAACAAAGGATGTTTATAATACAATTGTTAATTCCGCTGTAAAAGAAAGTGGTTTAGGAGTTAAAAGTATTGATACATTAGTCCAATCTGGTAATTTTATATTTCCAGTAGATACCGATGATTTAGAATCACGTATTCGTGAAACTGGTTTTGATAATGTATTTGATGATAGAACTCATAGTTTAAGAAATTTCACAAGATTTGCTTCTAAAATTGGTCCTCCAACATGGCTAATTCAAGAAAATTTAGTAAATTATTCTCCTAAATCCGCATTTATTATAAAGAATATTCGTAATTCTAGTGGGCCAGTATTTGTATACAGTCGTTTTATTAAATCTGGTGCTTTACCTTTTGCTCTTGCTTTAGAAGCAAATGGTTATACACCATATGGAAAAGATAGAGGATTATTATATGACGGTATTCAAATACCAGATGGACGTCAATGTGCGTTGTGTAAGTATCGTGAGAAAAATCATAAAGGAGAAAAACATCAATTTATTCCAGCAAAATATATATTATTAACTGGGCGTAAAAATATTAGTCCTAATAATAATGAAGCAGTTATTGCTGAGAGAAACTCTATAAATTATAATGGCAGTGATATTAAAGTTGTAATTGGTTCTCAAGTTGCCAGTGAAGGTATTGATTTGAAATTTATAAGAGAAATTTATGTTTTTGATAGTTGGTTTCATTTAAATAAAATGGAACAAGTCTTGGGACGTGGTATAAGAACATGTAGTCATATTCATCCTAAAATTAGTAAAGAAGAACGTAATACAACAGTATATTTACTTGTAAATATGATGAATACTAATGGAAAAGAATCCGCAGATTTATATATGTATAGAATTGGTATGTTAAAAGCTCTTCAAACTGGAAAAGTTCAACGTGCAATTAAAACATATGCTATTGATTGTAATTTAAATATTAATGTAAATATAATTCAAGGATTAGTTAATACAACCCAATTAGATTCACAAGGTAATAGATATGAAAAAGATATTAATGATCAAAATTATACAAATTTATGTGATTGGATGGAATGTAAATATACATGCGCTGAACCAGTTGATTTAGATTTAGATGCTACTAGCGATTTAACATATGATGAATATGATATAAAATGGAGAGAAAGTAAAATTAAAGCATCAATAAAAAAGATATTTCAAACACAAGAAGAGGATGAAGGATTACTATTATTAAAAGCTGAAGATATAACAGAACTATTTTCATCAGTTCCTCCCAATGCTTTATTTAGTATTCTTCAAGATATTATAAATAATAAATCATTTAGACTTGTAATAAATAATAAAGAAGGTTATTTAATTTATAAAAATGGTTTTTATTTATTTCAACCTATTAAAATTAATTATGATGATATTCCTCTTTCAATGAGAATAGCGCAATATCCTGTAAAACAAGATGAATTTGTTCCAGTGAAGATAGCACAAAAAACTGAAGAAGTTAAATTAGAAGAGGAAGTTAAAATTGCTTCAGAAGATAAAGGATTTATAAATAAATTATGGGAATCTATTATTTCTATGGCCCAGAAAATTCAATCTGGAACTTTAGAAAATAAACTCCAACAAATATTAATTGAATTAATAAAACAAAAATATAAAAGTAATCCAATAAAAGCAAGTGAAATATTAAATAGTTTTGAAATGGTATTCTGGCTTTATAGAGGATTAAAAGATAGTGTTGATGATAGAAAGATTTTTGCTTATGTATTTTTAGATTACATATGGGATACTTTATTAAATGTTCAACAGCAACTTATATTATCAAGTAATGATGATGAAATAATACAAAAAGTAGCAGAAGAACAACTTATTCAAAATGGAAAATATTATAGATTTTTAAATTTATCAGAACCATATGATATTCAATATTATTGTGGAAATAAATTATGTTATGAAGCAGAAAAACAATTGTTAGAAAAAGATTCTAAAGATCCTTATAACAGAATTCCACCAGCAGATAAATCAAATGTTGGAGAAGTATATGGATTTTTAGTTCCAAAAGCAAGACATTTAGTATTTAAAACAAATGTTCCAGCAGAAGTAGGTAAAAAACCAGTAGGTGGCCAAGAATGTCTAAATACAACATCACGAAAAGCAAATATTGAATTTTTATATTTATTAGGAAAGATTCTTAATGAAACAATAAAAACCGATTTAAATTTAAATCCTGAAAATATTGATCCAGAAAAGGGAAGACATAAATTAAAAAATCCTAACGAATATTGCACTATTAGAGAATTTGTATTACGAATGATGGATGAAAAGAAAATCTTAGGAAAACGATGGTTTTATAGACCAATATCTGCTTATAAAACAAATCACAAATCTAGAACTACAAAAGCAAAAGCATAAAGCAAAAAAAATTGGTTATTTAAAATTCATTTATATATATAGTATAAAATGGAACATTCTGTTGTTTTTGAAGAACCTGTTTCATTAAATCCCAGTGATTTCTCAAAACAAATTGAATCTATTGATAAAATTCTTCTTGAAAAACTAAAGGAGAAGTTAGAAAATAAATGCTCCAGACATGGATTTGTATTAACAAATTCATTAAAGATTCTTTCTCGGTCAATGGGAAAAGCATCAATTGGAAGATTTATGGGTGATTATGTATTTTATGTTCAGCTACAAGGAAATGTATTAAATCCCCCTGACGGAGTTGTTCTTGAAGGTGAAGTAGTAAGTAAAAATAAAATGGGTATTTATCTAAATTATAAAAATGCTATTCGTGTAATTGTTCCTCGTGATTTACATATTGGTAATGAAGATTTTGACAGTATTAATGTCGGAGAGAAAATTAAAGTTGAAATTAAAAAATCAAGATTTCAAGTAAATGATGAGTCTATTCTTAGTGTTGGAATCTTTATAAGTAAAGGCAATACTGTTGCGGAAATGAAGACGGAAGAAGAAGATGATCTTGTGTTAGAAAATGAGTGACGAAACTTCATATGAATTAAGAAAACAATTTCTTGAAGATTTAAAAATATTAAATAAATCTGAACAAGAAGAAATATTTAGAATCTTAAAAGAAAATGATGGAATTTATTCTGAGAACTCAAATGGAATTTTTTTTGATGTAACAAAAATAAATAATGTATTATTTGAAAAATTATTAAAATTTGTAGAATTTTGTAAGAATAATCGGAAAGATTTTGAAAGTCGTGAAGAAGAAGAAAAACGTGCCCAAGATATTATTAATTCTTCTATATTTGAAAATGCAGATGCTTAAACATTGAAAACATAAATAATATAGGTAGAAAAATGCTTTCTGATTTAGTATCACTAATAAAACAAAATCGTAATAAAGATGTTTCGGTAGAGAAAATACTTATTAAAGTATTTTCTGATACGAATGAAAATGAAACAATTCCATTAGTAGGTCCCGGTAAAGTAGGAGTTATTCCGTTGGATCCCCCTGGCCCAGTAAGTCTATATTTATGGCATACAAATCCAGAATATAGAGCTGGGAGTTTTCAAACAAGAAAAACAATACTCCGAGAAAAGATTGTTAAACTAAATGAACTATTTCAAGAAAATCTTAAAGGAAGACAATTTAATCGCAATAAAGCAATTACACAACTTCAAGAACAAGAATCCGCAGCTGTTTCACCACCCCAAGATACTCCAGAATTAAATAAAGCATTATGCTATATTCTTGGGATTCAAATATGTGAAGTTGATGAAATTCATAAAAAGATCTATTTTTATCCATCAGATATTCGCACATGGAATTCTGAAAATCCAGTATATTTGGTATCGTATGGTTGTCGCAGTATCTATGTAAGACATAATGAAGAAGATGCAAAAGGGTTTTTTAAACTCTGGCTATTTTCTTTAGAAAACTATTTAATTTCTTGGCCGACTACGGATGGGACAGTAAAAGAATTAAAATCAAAGTGTGATAGTTTAGGTGTTGAAATACATATAACAAAACCTCTAAAAGAACACTATAGTATAGCACTTGGAAAAGCACAAGCAATAAATCATATTAACAATATTTTTCCTTAAAAATTGATTTATTTTCACATAAAGCATTGTCTATTTTTAATTATAGGAATATACAATGGAGTTATACAAACCCGAAGCTGAAAGTATAAAAAAACAACTTGATGATTGGATTTTGAATTCCAATCGTGAATTGGAAGCTACTTTTGGAAAAGGAACTGTAGATGCTACTACATTCTTTCAAGTTGCTCAACGATTGCGTTCAAAAGGTCTTCGTGAACTTTCTCAAGAAGACCGTTTAACAATTACAACACCAGAACATATTCGTTTTACACTTAGCACTATGGGAGTAATTCAACAATATTGTCGTGACGATGTGCTTGCTGGTAAACCATTTGTTGCAATGATTAAAGATCGTTCATCATCTGATTCACAAGTTGATTTGGATGATTATGAAGTTCGCATTAAAACACGTCGTGAAATTAAAATAGGAAATTCAGAAGCTGCTATTCAAGATATGTTTAATAAATGGCCTCAGCAAAAAAAAGCATTTCGTATGATTCGTCGTTGGAGTTTTGAAGAATCTGGTCTTCGTTATGATTTATCTATTGTGCGAAGCAGTGCTCGTGATTCTAAAGGTGAATTTAAATGGCAACGTAAATTTCTTGATCAAGATTTATCGTTAAGTCCATATTTATATGAGATTGAAGTTGAATTAATCCGTCTTGATACTGATACTGTTGAAACAGCACAAAAAAGACTTATAAAAGGAATTGGTGATGTACTACGTGGTATTCAAAAGAGTAGTATTCTTATCAGAAAATCAAAAAAAGAAAAAGTTATTCAAAGTTATCAAAATTTTATCCAAAATAATCGGTTTCTTGGTTGCTCTCCAGTAACACTTGAACAACGTAATTTTACCGATATAATTGATGATAATATACCTAATATACGAACTGGTTATAATATTACTGATAAAGCGGATGGATTACGGTGTTTAGGATATACTAATTCCAAAGGTGAATTTTATCTCATTGATATGGGATTAAATGTATATCGCACTGGATTAGAACAACTAAATTGTCGTGAAAGTATTATTGATGGTGAATGGGTTACACGAACACGTCAGAAACAACCTATGAATGCTTTTCTTGCTTTTGATATTTATTATGCAGTTGATAAAAAAAATGTGAGTCAATTACCATTTTATAATAAAGATGAGGAGGAAAAATCTCGTCATGGACAACTTAAATTATGGATTGAAACATTTAATAAAGGTAATGGACCAACTAAATTATTATCACAAACATCTCTTCAAATAAGTATGAAAAATTATTTATTTGCTAAAGCTAATGATTTAAGTATTTTTAGAAATGCTACAAGAGTTTTAGATACATATAGAGTCTATTATACCGATGGACTTATATTTACACCAAATGATCTTCCATTGCCAGGATATGATGAAGAAAAGAAAATAATTAAGCCTGGAGCAACATTTTATGCTCAGTTTAAATGGAAACCATCTGAAGATAATACTATTGATTTCTTGGTGCGTTTTGAAAAACAACCAGATAATCCTAAACAAGATCGTATTACAATTGGTTTGAAGCCTGAAAGTAATGAAACAATTCGTTATAAAACACTTCGTTTATATGTTGGAAGTAGTCGTTCAAAAGCATTTAATGCTCGTGATATTATCTTAAATGAACGTAAGTTAGGAGATGAACGATCTAGCAAGCTAGATCCTAGTGCTTGGCATGGCCAAACAGAACAAGCAAAATTTAAAGAATATCGTCCTATTCCATTCTATCCTAAACTCTTTTATGATTCTATGGCGAGTGTATGTTATTCTGAAGTTAAAACTGATCCTGCTACAAGTGAAGAATATGTATCTACTGAAATTAATAATGAACCTATTCAAGATAAAAGTATTATTGAAATGAGATATGATCCTTCTTTACCACGTGGATGGAGATGGATTCCTATTCGTATTCGTCATGATAAAACAGAACGTCTCCAGAAAGGTATTCTTGCACGAACACTAAACTCAGAAGATGTTGCTGAAAGTGTTTGGAACAGTATTAATGAACCGATTACTGAATCTATGATTCGTTCTGGAAGTGTTCAGCCAAATGAAAAAGAAGTAAATGAATTTATTACTAAAAAAGAAGAAAAAGATAATATTACTTTAAAATACTTTGAACGTGAAGCACCAATAGAAGATTTACGCTTTGTTACTGGATTACGTGAATTTCATAACCAATATGTTAAAGAAATTGTCTTGTATAACGCATGTCTAAAAGGTGGGAAAAAAACATTAATTGATATGGCATGTGGTAAAGGTTCTGATATTCGTCGTTGGTATAATAATAAAGTAAGTTTTGTTCTTGGTATTGATTATGCGGGTGATAATATTACAAATCCAGAAGATGGTGCTTATGCTCGTTACATAAACTTTCATGAACGTAATCGCCGTGTAGAAAAAGTTCCAATGGTATTTGTAATTGGTGATAGTTCTAAACGCCTTATTGATGGTCGTGCTGGTTCTACAGATGAAGAACGTGATATATTACGAAGTGTATTTGGTCGTTATAAACCTCTTGGTCCCATTCCTCCATTTGTAGATCATGATGCTGCTGGTAGCCTACAATCTGGGGCCGATTCTATGTCTTGTATGTTTGCTCTCCATTATTTCTTTGAGAAAAAAGAAGCACTTGATGGACTCATACGTAATATTCGTGAATCTATAAAAGTTGGTGGATATTTCTTTGGATGTTGTTTTGATGGAGATTCTGTATTTAAATTCTTAAAAGATATCCCTAAAGGTGGTGTTAAAACTGGTATTGAAAAAGATGCTATTTTATGGAATATTCGTAAAGATTTTGATGAAGATGATCTTGTGCCAAATGAAGATTCATTAGGATTAAAAATCAATGTTGATTTTATTAGTATCGGTTCATCTCATGATGAATATCTAGTAAGTTTCCCTTATTTTGTAGAACGTATGAAGGAAGCTGGTCTTGAACTTTTAAGTGAAAATGAGTTAAAAGAAATTGGATTAAAACATAGCACAAACTTATTTAGTGAATCTTATGAAATGTCAAAAAAATCTGGTAAAAATTATCTTATGTCTGATGCTGTTAAACAATTTTCATTCTTAAATCGTTGGTTTATTTTCCGTAAGAAAAAACAACTCACACTTGAAAAAGAAACTGTTGAAGAAGAATATGTCCCTAGTGTCCCTAGTGTAAATTTGCGCAATCCTACTGCTATAAATCGTATTATAGAAAAAGAAGAAACAGCAATGAAGATTTCAGAAAATCAACCAAGATTAATGGTAACAAAACAAGGTGAACTGTATGAATCAGAAGTATCTAATGTGCCTACTGATGGTGAAAAAACAATTCGTGTATCTGTGCCAACTACATTTGGTGAAGAAAAACGTGATATTGTAGTAGAAGAAGGCACCACTATTAAACGAACGATACCAGTTGAAAAAGGGACTGCTGCTCCCTCTACTGATAAACTATACGCATCAAATGAAGTAATAAATTTCTATATTGATGCCGCATTAGATGATAAAAAGTTAAAGATTGGTGATAAAGGTGCTGCTCGTTGGTTGGCTCCAAGTTCTCCATTTCCTATTGAAGATCCTGAAGATTCTAATATTATTTATCCATCACTAGAACATTTCTTAGCTGCTATGATGTATAAATATGGAACAGATAAACCTCAACTAGCCCAAACATTATTTAGTCGTGAAGGAACTATTCATCAATCTTTTGTGCGTAAACGATTACTAGAAACACAAGCATTAAAGAAAGCAATATCTGAAGATAAAGACTTTGAATTGATTAAAGAAGAAAGCACTGATATTAAAGCTTCTATAAGTCCTGGTGCTTTTAGAAAAAATAAAGCAGTATTTAATGAAAGTAAATATGCTGTTAAAAAAGATGAATTATTAAAATATGGCGTTGAACAACGTTATAAAAAAGATGCACGAATGAGAAAAATTCTTGAAGCAGCACGTGTAAATAATAAGTATTTATTATATTATGTGCATGGAACATCAAACAATCTAGGTGGAACACGTAAAGCAGATGGATTAATCCAAGGAGATAATAAATTAGGAAAACTCTATATGAGTTTGGCAGGTTTCTCTATATAATATAGATGAAAAGTATATCAATATTTATTTTATTACTGGTTCTTCTTGGATTTGTATATCTTTCCTATAACTACGATGGGGCGGAACCTTTTCATGGATCACATGGATCTGGAGGATCTGGAGGATCTGGATATCATGGATCTGGAAGATGGGGATCTGGAAGATGGGGATCTGGAAGATGGGGATCTGGAAGATGGGGATCTGGAAGATGGGGAGGGGGAGGAGGATGGGGAGGAAGTGGCTATGGAGGTGGATGGATAGGAAGTGTTATGTATCCGGTTTCTATTAATTGCAATTGTCCTGATAATTACGATTTTGTTGATAACAATTGCGTAAATCGCTCATATCCATTTGAAGTAACTCAACCTTTTTGTTATGCTTAATTAGATGTTAAAAAATATCACTAAATATATATTTCCCATACTGATTATTGGATTAATAGTTGGATTCATCATATATGCTTCTGTTAAAAAAGAAGCCTATTCTGACTTTTGTGCTTGCCCTAAAAATACCCAATTAAGAAATGGAGGTTGTTTATACTGCCCAGAAGGTTATAAATTAAGCACAGATTACTATAACGCCCATTGTATTTCTGAAAATCCTAATGATTACTCTTCTAAAAAATATATACTAGCACCTAGCATCAAAAAACTAGAATGCTAATAGATGATATTGGCTTCCGGTGTTAGTAGCATTGGTAGTTGCTATTGTTATTTTAAATTATAAAACTAGTAATTTTCAAAAATCTTTAAATTTGGACTGCGTAAATAGTGTAACTCAGTTATACTATGATGGAAAGTGCTATGTATGCCCTAAAGGTTCTAGTGGTATTAGTTGGGTATCCCCCGGTATTGTAGAATGTTCTACAAGTGATAATCGTGTTGTAAAAGCAAATATAAACGCAATTCAATCAACTTGCCCTAACAATAAGTCATGGAAATGTCCACCTGGCACAAAAGAATATAATAATAAATGTTATTTCCCTTGCCAATCTGGATATAAGGCAGATAATACATATATAAAATGTGTTCCTATTTCTGGTAAAGGAGTTAATAAAGGTATCTCTAGCACATTAAAAGGATGTTATGCTTAAGGATAACACACATATAATTTATAGCAAAAATGCCGCAACCATGGCAAAAATTAAGTTTTATAAATAAACATCCTAGAGATGATCATATAGTATTTCATGAACCAACCCATACTTACTATATAGATGGAAATAGTAATGGAGTAATTTCGTGCACTGGATTTATTCACGCTTTTTTCCCTCATTTTGATGCGGATGTAACTATTAAAAAAATGATGAAATCTAAGAATTGGACATCTAGTGTTTGGTATGGTAAATCCCCAGAAGAGATTAAGAAAACATGGAATGATTCGGGCAAAGAAGCATCCTCAAAAGGAACTGCGATGCATTTAGCGATTGAACAGTTTCTTCATGGTTCTCCAGAACAGATTGATCCAGCAAATTATGATACAATTGAATGGAAATATTTTATGAATTTTTGGAATGATGTGAAACACGATTTAGTTCCTTATAGAAGCGAGTGGGAAGTATGGATGAAAGAATATTTATTATGCGGATCTATTGATATGGTATTTTATAGCAAGAAGAAAAAAGGATATGTTATTTATGATTGGAAACGTTCTAAAGAAATTAAAACATCTAATGATTTTACTTCTGGATTTGGACCAGTTGATCATTTACCTGATACAAATTATTGGCACTATACTCTCCAATTAAATATTTATAAATATTTTTTGGAAAATTATTATGGATTAAAAATAGTAGATCTATGTTTAGTAATTATGCATCCTAATAATAAAAATTATCAATTAATTCGTTTAAATATGCTTCAAGATGAAGTACAAGGTATGCTAGATTGTAGAAAACGAGCATTAGATATGAAAGTTAATAAAATTATTGTGCTACCAATAAAAGAGTGTGAAATTATTGAAGAAGATTCTTAATAATAGTAGGTAAATCATCAAACCGCAAAGGTTCTAGTTTATTATTTTTTACTAATAAACCAGAGCTAGTTGGTGAAATAACTATTATATAAATATTTTTTATTTCAATATTTTTCTTTCCAGCAAATGATATATCTTGATTAATATCAAAATCAGTTTTTGTTAAATTAATCATTATAATTGAACTTTTCTTTCGTATTCCTATTTGATATAAAGTGGCTTGTGAAAAATATGGTGTATTACTATATTGAACTTCTTCTGCTACTAAATCTAGATAATCTAATACTGGATTTAAATTAGTATCTTTTGTTAATTCATAATACTTGAGTGATTTTGTTTTTGTATTTTCTGGACCCAGAATTGCTTTTAAATAATTTGGTAGTTCAATAACAGTTTCTTCTTCAGGCATTTCAACAAATTCTGAAGAAGAAATTTCACGAGAAAGTTCCTCAAAGAATTTTGGTTTATCAGTAGTATCTTGTGCCCAAGCAAATCTTAAAAATTCTGACCATTCAATAGAATCTTCTGGTAATATATATTGATCTCCAATACGAATTGGTTTATCTAAAAAAACCAACTTTGATACTTCATTTTTAAATATTTCTTTTCTTTTTTCAGCATATCTTAAAAGTTCATCAAATAAACGAAACATTAATAAGTTTGCTAAATTTACATCTTTATATTTTTCAGTAACATGTATTTTACACTTTCCTTGTGAAGTAAAAACACATTTATCTGAGCATGTATCTTCTGATTGAACTAAACAATCTTTACGTAAAAGCGATGTATATGGTGTTTCTGATGTTTCAGTGCTAAACCAATTTTGTATTAAAGATCCAAATAATACTAATAAACGTTTTCTTTTATTATTTAATGATATTGTAGAATTAAAAATAATATCATCTTCTAAATTACGTTTCACTGAAGAACCCTTTTGTTCTAACCAATTTGAAAATGTAATTCTTAAATGTTGATATATTTCTTCAATTTCTTTTCCTTTAATAACCCCAAGTGCTGTTGTATCACTTCCAAATACTATTTCTCTATTAATTTCCCATTCAAATTCATCTATTTGTATAATTGGTAGCGTTACATTACTTGATTTTGCTTTGGATACTGGAACAATTAATAAATTATTTAATTGTAATCCTACAATATTTTTATTACTGTCTAGTGCAATATTCTTTGGAGCATAACCTTCTCTGTAACGGGGAAAAGCAGATAATATATATGTTTTATATATACGAATAGTATCTTCTACTGATTCATATGGTATATCATCATATGTCAAATATACCTTCTTATTAACAGTTGTTTCAGATATTCCATCATCAATTACTGGAACAAATATATTTAAATTTCTATCACCACGTTTTTCAACACATACAATGCCTACAACATGATTGTATGAATCACGAAGAACTCCATCAAAAGTAAAATTATTAAATCGTTTTTTTGCTCTATAAAGATAAGAATCTGCTAAACTCAATGGAATTAATGTATTAGGATTTATATAACTTTGTCCCGTATAAATAATTTTTGAAGGTCCATTGCATGCTTTCATATACTGTCCATAAATATCCTTTACAATAGATGGCCATGAAGCAGCATTGGCAAATTGAAATGATAAAATATAAGGAATTCTTGATTCTAATCCAGTGATTAAATTATCAATGTAGAAAATTGGCTCATATGTTCCAGAATAATGATGTAATATAAATGCTATATCGTTTGTTCTCATAAATTCCATATTATATCCAAATGGAGGACATCGCACATGTATTGTATTATCTTCTTTGATATCTAAAATAATAAAATTAATGCCAGGTCTATTTAGACCTTCTTGAACTAATTTCGGTTGTGATAGTAAATGAGCAAATTGTCTATATTCTTTTACTGTTGTATCTGATAATAAGAAATCTTTGAATTTATAATATGATTTAATAATTCTGATTATTTCTTGAGAATTATTATCATTATATTCTACATTTAAATTTTTATAAGCCCAAATTGTTTTATTGGTTACTTCACTAATATTATAATCTGGATCATAAAACTCTAATACAAGATTTCCATAATTTAAAGTTATAAATAATGCTGGTGTAATAATTTCAAATAATCTTTTTTTCATTTGAGATGCTGAATTTTTAATAAAAAATGGAGCAATTGCTGCCAAGAAACTATCATTTTGATATCGTTTTCTATTTTCTACACCTATACGTAAAAATCCTTTTGCATTTGGTAAAACCTTTTGAGGATTTCCCACACGAGATATTAAATTTACTGGATCTTGTTGAAAAAATTCATTTAACTCTTTTGGTAGTAAACCAATTTGAGGTCCATCTCTATCACCAATTTCTAGTGGTAAATAACGTTCTCCAATTCCAATAATATATTTTTTATTAATTCTATATAATGTTGTTGTATAATCAATTACTGGAACTCCACTTTCTAGAACTTCTAACTCTTCTTCCTCCTCATCTTCCTCAGCTTTTATTGTTTTTTTCTTTAAAAATCCAGATTGCGTATCTTTAAATGTAATCGTATGAGGACTTACAAAACAACATGGTAATTTTAATGCTTGAGGATGTGATGTTTTCTTTAAGAAATTAATCCAAACATGACGTTTTGTTGTTTTTGGCTTTGGAATACGTTGTAATATAGTTTCACCTATTCCGGGATTTTTACGATTTGTTACTAATTTACCCATACAAAAAGGACATGTATTTGGTGGTTTAGTTGTTCTTGTAATACCATTTGCTTGAAGAAGTGGTCTTCGCAGACGAGTTCCTTTAAAATCATCTTTTAATACTACAATTTCATCTTTTGTGCAAAATAATTCACTACAGATATAATAATTTTCTTTACGAGGATTTGATCCATAACGAAGAATTGTTACAATATTATCTGGATCACTGCGTTTATCAACTATATCTTTTTGTCCTTCTGGTAATGGATATAGTTGAAATATAACATCATCATCTTTATATTCATCAATCATAATATCATATTGTTCTTGTGTTAATACAGCGGGTTGTCTCATTTCATTAGCAGCACACATCTGAACATATGTTTTTTCAGAAGGATGTTCTGCGTTATATTCAAATAATGTTCTATCAGTTTCTTGTAGTTTTTTAATAAAGAAATTTGCTAATCCTTTTTCCTTAATTTCTTCTACTGGATTTACTGGGGGTGGTTGTTTAATTTTTAAATTTCTTAATGTAATATCTGGAGGATCTATATCTTTTGCGATTGCTTCTTTTATATTTTCAACATTTTCAGCATCTGTTGTTTCTGATTCAAACATTAAATCCGCATCAAATTCTGGAAGACTATTTGAATCTCCTTCATTATGCGATGAAACAACAGATGAAGCACGTGATCTTGGTAAATTATCAACTTTATTTTCTGCTATTTCTAAAGTCTTTACATCTTTTTTACTAACTGTTAATAATTCATCTTCTAAACTAAACACTAGACTTAGAGCAGTAATTATTCTTTGTAAATTAGTTACATTATCTACATTATAAAGATGAAATGTATAAATAGAATCTTTTTGAAATATCGCAATATCAATACCAGAATTATTAAAAGGAGTATATGTTTTTGTTTCTCCAGAAATAATTGCTTGAACTTCATCTTTTTGTATTAACCAATCACTTACTTTATTTTTTGCTGTTTCATAATCTAATTGAAATTCTTCTACTATAAGTTCAATCATCTGAGATACAGATTCTTCTCCTTTCAAAATCTTTTTATTTGTTAATAATGTTAAATATGATGATATATTATCTTCTGTTGTATAATTATCTACTAATTTATAACGAAGCATCATTAATGGCTGCTCATTTGGTAGTGGAGATATTTCTTGGAAAAATGGTTTAAATAATTGTAATCGTTTTTCTAATTGAAATTTTCTTATTGTATTTTCTTTTGCTAATTTAATTCCAAATATAAAATTACCACTTCCTAATGTTAATGTTGAATCATTACTCATAATTTTGTTAAGACCATTTGTTATATCTTCATTAAAATGTTCAAAATCCATAATTGGATCTATTTTTTTTATATTACTAGGAGGTTCTATTATAACATCAAATGACGCATCATCTAATATACGTATTGTGGCATAAATATATGATAACGCAAGAAATGTTGCTTTTAAAGCAATTTTCCCTAAAATATAATCTCTTTCTGGTGTAGGACTTTTTTCTTCAGACCAATTTTTCAAATAATTTGGATTTATAACATTTGGAATATTATTTGAAATATCACGTAATTGAATTTTTGTAATTGGCGATGAACCTACTGGTAGTAAACGCAAATAAGGGCGTGAATCATTTACATCAATTGTATAAAAAAGTGAATCTATAGAATCATCAATTGTATTATTTATATTTGTCAAACGTAAATATCTTAATCCAGCAAAATTAAATGTTATTAATGGATTATCTTGTGTTAACAAATATTGAATTTTTTTCAAATATTCTTGTTTTTTAGAATATAAATTATAAATAGTATTAAGAGTTGATTTTTCACTTTCATTTGGATATTTTTGATTTATTTTTAAAAATGGAAAATATGGATAAAATCTTCCATAATATTGTTTTTCAGAAATAGGAGTTGGTCCAGTATAAGAATCCAATAAATCTTTAAAAAAATATAAATATAATGTATTCCCTTTTGATATATTTAATCTTTTTTCTAAAAGTAAATTATTATAAATATTAATATCCATAATTTTTTTCTCTCCATCACTTGTTACAAAATTAGCATCATAAGGTTCTCTACCTGATATAATTGGCAATGGATTTTGTAAAAATAATTTATATGAAAAATCTAATACATCAATAGCAGTTTTTTGTATTTTAAAAAAAAGTAATTGATTATTAGGAGCAGCAAAATCTTCTTTATCAAACTTTTCATATATTGCTAACTTTAAATCATATATCGTATTAAAACCAAAGATGTTATCTAATTCTATTATTTTATTACCATATACAATTTTTATTGTGTCTGATACATAACTGTTTAACACTTTTGGTTTTATAATTGATTTTATTAAATTTTGAAGTGTCGGAGGTTCTATTGTCTCCATTCTATCCTATATGTCCTATTGATAAATCTGTGCCATCTTTTTGCGGATCATAAGATGGTTGGTCAGTAATTGACATACCACAATATTTAACTGGATGTGCCTTAAAATCTTGTGCTTTATATAATCCAATTGTTTCTGCTTCTTTTAATAGCCAAGCAAAATTATTCCAAAAATCTTCTCCATGTCCTATTGATTTTGTTATCATATGAGACATTTCATGTAATGATACAAACATGATTACATTTTCATCAACTAAACTTTCATTATTTTGTTCTCTATGGCGTAAACATAAGTGTATAGATTCTCCTTTATTTACACTATAACTTGTTAAATCAGAATCTGGAGTAGATTCATAAAAACGTGCTGGATCTGGTATAAAATTTGATTGTAGTTGTTTCACTTGAGGTTTATCAGGATATTTTGATTCTAAATGAATTTTTAGATTTGACATTTTTACACGAATATGCGCCATTAAATCTGCTGCTTCTTGCTTATCTGGCATATCACGGACTAAATAATCTTTATTATCAATCTTTGACTTTACATATATTGATGGATATTGTCCTAATCCAAATATTTTTTTTATATAATCCATAACTATATTATAATCATATTATGATTGTTTAAATCATAAAATGTTTATTTATTTATTAAAATAACATCTAAGCGATTTCTAAACTGCGACGATTTACATCTGGCTCAATTGTGCTGTTTTGGAAAACAGACACTGGCACTTGGGGATTCGGGGGCTCAGAACGGAGTTGGTAATTGGCATTTCGTAAACTCTGGCCAACTGTATTCACACCAATTAACGCACCCGCAGATAAGAAGTTTTTACCCTTTAACGAACCAGTTCCCATGGGGTTTTGCTCAGCCCATACACTATTAGCATCCTTGGGTAAGAGTTCAGAAGGTGTTAATTGGTCACGAGGATAGCATCCAGAAGGTGCTTCAGAATTACCAAAATCAGCAGGACCAGAAGGAGCATTAGGGACCACATCGGGATTCCCCTTTACTTCTTGTTCACGAACACGTCCATTAATAGCATTCTGACCAGCAGATGCCGTATAATTGGAAGCCGCTGATAATGTACCTTGGAAACCTTCTTTCTTCGTAAATAAGTTAGGCTGTAGATACATTAATGCTAATACTACAACACCCACCACAACAATAAATCCAACAACATTTAATAAAGTATTGCCCTTGACTGCCATCTTTGCTTCTGTAATAATAATAGCGTATATTTTTGGAAAAAGATACATTCATTCTTCTTCGGATTCTTCTTCATCGGAATCAAATGAAAGTTCAGATTCAGAATCAATGCCGGTTTGAATACCGTAGCGTCGGAAGTATTTTTCCGCCATCTTTTCTGCTTTCATTGCCGCAATGGCCGCTTTCAAACGAGCATGACGAATCCTTTGTTTAAACACTGCTCGGGAAGATATATGATCTGGCTCTTCTTGCGATTCATCAAAAGGAATATCAACATTTTCAAGAATATCATTTTCTTGAATAATAATTGTCTTTGCCGGTGCATCTTCAAGATCCTCTGAAAATTCAATAAAATTACAAGGTATTATATCATTCTTTATAGCACTGACATCCCATACAAGCTCAAACTTTCCAGGGTAAATAATAAATAAAGTTGGAGTATATACATATAAATTATTTGATGCCGGAGGAACATCCCCTTTAAATATATTTACAAGCCTTTTTAATACAATAGAGGATTTAATCGGTGAAGAAAACCATTGTTTTCCTTCTTCAGCTAGAGATTCAACAATTTTATTAATAATACTTTCACTCGGCGTAGTTAAATCACTCTTATATGTAAATTCTACATTGGGATTTATTTGTATTTCATAACAATTCTTAGTATTATCCCATATAGGTGCTTTAAAATTCATCTGCGATTATTTATATGATTATCTTTAGGCAAGTAAAATAATGGAACAGTTAGATCATCAACAAAAACCAGACTTGGTAAAAAAAATTTTACATAAATTATTTTTATCTCTCAATAATGATGAATCAAGAAAATATATTCAAATATATCTTATTGATCCATTAATGAATCATGTTTTAGAAAGAATTTTTCCTTATATTATTATTACAAGTGTGTTGTTTATAATACTAATACTATCTATTATAACAATTTGCGTATTAATATATTATAATATTAAGAATGGAAAAATAGTATGAGCAATGTTAAACGTGAAGATTTAGCAAATCTTATTCGTAATTATGTTCATTATGATAATTTAGCTTCCACTTTAAATAAACAAACACATAATGCTAGAATTGTTCGTGATGATTTTGAACAACGGATTATAACAGAACTCCGGAACAAGAAAATGGAAAACGCTATTATTCAAATTGTTGGAGGAAAACTTAAAGTTGTTGAAGAAAAAAGTAATACACCTCTAAATTATAAATTTCTTGAAGAATCTTTACATAAGTATTTTCAAAATAAAAAAGTTAGTGATGATACAATTAATATCATAAAATATATAAAAGCTGAAAGAACAGTTGAAACATCGTATAAATTAAAAAAAATTTTACAATTACCAAATCAAACACCTTCTAATTCGGCATAAAGTAATTTTTATAATATATTAAAGAAGACATTTAATATGACATCTTTATTAAAAAATTCTCTAAATATTAGATTTAGAGAATGGCAATATGAAGATTTTTTTACAAAAACATATGGTTATATATCAATAAAGACATTGATTTCTATTTTTATTGAAGAAGGATTGATTCCATTTATTTTAAAAAATAAATATAATTTTTTTATTAATAAAGATATTATAAAAGATTATATAAGTTCAATTTTATTTTATAGTGAGAATAAAATTGAATATAATTTACCATTTAATAATTATTATGAAGAAGCCTTTGAACAATATGAAGATACTTTAGATTGGAATACCTTTTGGAAATATTGGAACTTCCAAATGGATAATTTCTTTTATACATATAATATCTTAATACAACATATAGTATGGCAGTGTATTGATTTAGATAATTCACAAGCATACCTTGCTACTCTAGATGATTCTGAATCTGAGGATGAAAAAAATAATAAAACTAAAAATATTGATCCTTATATTTTAGATCAAATGAATAAAGTATATTTTAGAAAAGCAGAAGATTAGCTTTCTCCCTCTCTAGCTTCTCCCTCTCTAATTGTCCCATTTCTCAGTATTAAATGGTAATAATCCTAAGTTATCAGCTTCTTTCTTAAATTCTTGAATTTTCTTATCTACTGCAAGAGATGGAACTGATTTAGGAATAGATCCTTGTTTCATTAATACTTCTTCATCATGTTCTGATTGAGGAGGTTTTACGCCATAACAATTGACACCGAATTTTAATTCTGGATTATCAAAATATCCACCATTTATACCAACTGCTCCACATGAATTTCTATCTTCTTCAGGACCCGATTGAATCTTATTATAGGTTTCCTCTTGAATTGGATATACAGCAGCTTGTCCTTTCACCCATCCATAATTACACCAATCAGCACCTTTTGACCAAGCCTCCTTGACTTGGTCATAAGTTGCCAATTCTGCTCCTAAAGCACGACATAACGGTTCAGCATCATAATATGTAAAATCATTTTTAGAAACATTATATACTTCGGGATTGCCAATTGGTATTATTTTATCAACAATATCCGAAGTCTTCTTTATTGTCTGCTGTGTTAGTTTTTGTTGCTGAGGAGATACTGGAACATCAGTTACATTTGCTATAGGAGTTTTAGAAGCATCCACCGGTGGAGATGAGGGTTTATTTAAGGCATCACGAATCTTTTGACCAATATTATGTATACCAGCAGAAATCTGATCTTTAAATTTAACTAATATAACAATTGTTAAAGAAGCAATAATTAAAAATAATACTAATGGCCATGCCCACTCATTTGCCGATTTTGGAGTTGTATTTATTAAATTGGGTGTTGTAGTATTCTTTGTTTGATTTTCAAATAATCCAAATAAACTATTATTTCTTTTATTTGTTGTTAAAGGAACTAAACTATTTAACGTCTTTGAAGCAGAATTTCCCATTGTATTTAACGCCTTTGAAGCAGAATTTCCCATTGTATTTAATGCCTTTGAAGCAGAATTTCCCATTGTATTTAAACCATTTGATGCTTGTTCAAATGTATTATTTGCTGCCTTTGTTACAGAATTTACTGTTTTACCAAGATTTGTATAAAATGTTCCTAAACTATTTTTGGAATTACTCATCTAATTAATAAGTTTTTTTATATCTTCTACTTGTTTTTTTATATGTTCAACAAATGAATAAACTCCAATATCAACATGGATAGAATCCGGGGCTAAGGATGGATATGCTATTCCAAAACCATATGCCTTTTCTGTATTAAAAATCTTTCCAGTTGTTTTATCATATTTACTTAAATCAAAATCACATATTATATTCTGTTTTGTTTCAAATCCTATAGCATATATTATCCAATCTGCCTTTGCGGTCGCTTTAATTATATCATCAATTTGAGATATATTTACTAAAGTTATATTAGTATATTCTTTATTTAATATAGAAGTCGCAATTCGTTCCGCTTCTGCTTTAATCCCATCATAATCTCCATCTTTATCAAAATAAAATGGTTTTTCCTTTTTATATATTGCTATTGTTTGATTTCCTAAGAGATTTAAATTTTCTAAAACTAAAGCTCCACTGTGTGCTGTTCCAAATACTATAACTTTATCAGTTGGTTTTACATATTTTGATAAATATTCTTTCTTTAGTGCTATTTCTAATGGAATTGAAGGAATCCCACATTTTAACCGTTTCGCTTCAGCCCCTTGACATAATATTATTACTTTACTTTTTATAACAGTATCATATGTTTGAATATTCCATACATTATCAAACTTTAATGAAGTAACTTTTGTTTCATATATATCTATTTGTTTTTTTAATGAATCTGTAAAATCTTTTATTATTTGTGCTACAATATATAGTGGTGTAATTTTATTAATATCATATTGTCTATATTGTTCTGGTAAAGTATAGTCAGGATCAATAAGTTTTAACGCATTTATTGTTTTAATCAATGGTGTATTACTTAATACGTCTCCATATAAACGCATTAAATTTCCTCCATCAAAATGTGGGTCAATAATACATATATTAAATCCTTGTGGTTGGAGAATAGCTAGAGTTATCATTCCAGTTATTCCATATCCAATAATCGCAATATCGTAAAGCATCTAATTAAATAGAGCATATTCGGGAGCAAGTAAAGTAGTATGTGATAGAATTCCTTCAAACTTTTTATAGTTCTGAAATCCTTGTATATTAGAGCCCGTGTTAGATCCCATATTAGAGCCTATGTTAGATCCCATGTTAGAGCCCATGTTAATACCCATGTTAGATCCCATGTTAGAGCCCATGTTAGAGCCCATGTTAGATCCCATGTTAGATCCCATGTTAGATCCCATGTTAGATCCCATGTTAGATCCCATGTTAGATCCCATGTTAGAGCCCATGTTAGTACCAGCATTAAAAATTGTTGTATTTGTTTGAAGCCATGTTATACAACTAGAAACAAAATTATTTAATTGCGTAGGCGATGCTGAATTTGCTGATAATAATCCAGCAATATATGTTTGCCATTGTATTGAAATTGTTAAATTATTTTCAAAATATGTTTCAAGAGCAATATTACTAGAACCCAGACTTAATAACGCATTATTTAATAAAGGGGCAGCCGCTTGTAAAAATAATGTATTTTGTGTAGAGGTAGAAGTAGGCGTGAGCCCTGGTCCTTGTATCCCCTGTGGTCCTGATGGTCCTTGTGGTCCTTGTGGACCTACTAAACCATTTTTCCCAGCTGGCCCTATTGGTCCTATTAAACCATTTGGTCCTACTGGTCCAGCAGGCCCTGGTGGTCCTTGTGGTCCTGGCGGCCCTTGTTTTATATTTACATTCGGAGAATTACCTGATATTGATTGGCTTGAGCCCATTTCTATTAATTATTAATAGTTTATTTAGTCATCTGCTGGACGATTTCCTCCTCTTTTATTAATATAATCACGTTGTGCGGCAGTTGTGCATACACCTCCGCTACTGCAGCTAAAGCTTGAACCAGTGCATTCGGGTTTGCATTGATTATTCTTAAATATAAATAAAGAATCATCGCCGGGTGTAAATTCAGCACCTAATAATGGCTCATCAGGGGCCGTAAAACGCCAAGAAGACACTTTATTGCCAGTAGATAATGTTACACCATCAAAGGCACCAATTGGTTGATACAGATCCCTTGCACCACCAGCAACATCACCATAGTTCATTGTGGTAAAACCTTCTTTCATATCTCTGCGGTAATTCATACCTTGGTTTTCATTTTGATTTAAGTTCTGGAAACCGGCAACAGCATTACTACCAACTGCTCCACTCATGGGAACAGGCATAGAAGGAGGAACACCGCCCGCCATCATGGCCGCATTAGGAGGAGGAACTACAGCATTACTCATGCTAGGAACATTACTCATACTAGGAACATTACGTTGAACTGGGGCAGGGGCAGGGACAGGGGTAGGGACAGGGGTAGGAGGGGCAGGCTTTGCTACATTTACAGGCTTTGGGATCGAAGGATTTGATCCACTTTGGAAGCCTTGTTTGCGAGCACGCTGGAGTTTTGTTGCTAGAGTATTTTTGGCACTCTGAAATCCTTCTGTGCCAGCTTTTGAGTAACTGGCGCGAGCATCTCCCGCATTAATAATTGCTCCCTTTTGATTCGTCCATGTTGTGTATGCTTCATTAGCACGCAGTCCAAAAGGATGATATACCATTACACCAACGACCACACATAATACAATTACTAATGTTCCAACAAGGCGATTTGTCTTCATCTTCTTCTATATTATCTTTTTAATAATAATCAATTCCACTTTGGATGAAGTGGCCCGTATTTTTCTTTTACCCAATCACGATCTTTTCCCCATTTTTTTGATGCTTCTGGAATTGTTCGCACAGTTAATTTTGTTACAGCATCTAATTTACGATATACACCTAGAGCTCCATATTTATCTATTGCTTTCTTTAAAGCAGCATGTCTTTTCTCTTCAGAATCACTAATAGAATAACCGTATTTAGTTAGTTCACCCTTTCGTAAAGGACCAATTGATTGAACACCTTTGCCGGGCAAACCAGTATCTTTCACACATTTAGGACCAACATATGATAAAGAATGCTTATGAGGAATTACTTTTATCTCTTTACCTTCTTTAGTTTTACGACTAAATCCATGAGCCAATACCGCCGTAGAATATCTGCGAGCATATTCTTTACGTTCAATCATACCGGGTGGGCATACTTTACGAGAAAGGCTGCGGATGGATGGTAATAATTTTCTTAATCGTCGTGTTTGCTTTGCTGTTACACGACGTTTGAATTCTTGAGATGACTCTTTTTTAGTTGTAGTTGAACGCACGCATCGTGTAGGAACTTTCTTTCCAGTTTTTGTTTTATAAGATTTACGCTTATGATAACCATCCGGGCAACCAGATAAAAAACTATACGCTTTAGACTTCTCAAATTTGTGCTCTACCATATCTACTCTGTAAGACTAGAATTATTATCAATAATATCTGGTTTATCGTAATGGTCCGTAATGGGAAATGAATCAATACTTTCTTCATCAATCGTAAATGGAAAATCAATGAAATCTCTTTTTAAATAATATTCTAATTGATTTTGATAATATGATGAACGGGGATATTGTTGTAGTGTTTCATTAAAAAGGGTTCTAATTTCTGGAATTGGTATAGTATTAATTGATTTATATTCATATATAACCGGTTTCAATAATGAATAAAATTTAATAAGTTGCTTTGTAACTTTATTTAAAGATTCTGTATTTTGATTTTGATATGTAATATTATTTAATACACTTAATTTTATCTTACGAAGAATTTCACGGAATTCTAAAATTTTCTTAGTATCATTATCCATATTGTTTTCTGTTGTATAAAACTTCTGTTCCATTCTGTTTTCTGATGTATAAAACTTCTGTTCCATATTGTTTTCTGATGTATAAAACTTCTGTTCCATTCTGTTTTCTGTGGCAATTTAAAAATAACTTTTTATACCATAGTATAAGATGTCTGGTAATAAGAAACTTACTGCTAAACTCAAAGATGAAGCACCCCCGCCACCATTAGAACCTCAGCAAGCAAAAGATCGTGCCATTTTTATTCGTGATAATCTTAAACTTGTTAGCAAGCTTCGTAGTGAAGGAAAAACATTTGATGAAATGAAAGATGCTGCTCCAGAATTTGCCAATAATTATCCTCATTTATTTATCATGGTTTCATCAAATGAAGAATATGATAAAAATACTTTAGATACTATGCTTTCTATGATTGATAAAATGGCTCAAACAAATCTCTCTCAGCACGATGCTTCTATTAAAGTAGGAACTATGCTAATGAAGAATTATGCTAAACCAGCAAATTCTTAGTTGGAATCTTAAATTCTTTACAGAATTTATAACACATATTATAATATTTTATATAATATTTTTTATATAAATTATTATCTTCGGCCATACTTTTTGCTAAATTAATACATTCTATTTGCTGAACTTCATAGATTGCTTCTATACTTTCTATGTAATCCTTTTCTTCTATATTTATTTCTAATAAAGGATATAAATCATTATTAGAATTTATTAATATAATATTTAATATATTAATTATAGAATTATTATATCCTTTAAATTTTTTCCCAATAAAATACCTTTCACTATTACATGGTCTACTTGTAACCGGTTTATATAAACTATACTCTTTAAACATAGAACCACACAAGCTGAGTAATGTTTTCGTTGACGGTGAATATGTATCAAAGAGTTTTATTACACAATATCCATTTATTGTTAATGTCTGAAAAGCTATTAAAAATGAAGAAACTAATAGTTTAAATATTTGTTTTTCTTGCTGAGAATAATCTATTGAAAAATCAAATCCTCCATCTGCTGTAAATAAATGAACTTTCTGTTGTATTTCTGAAATAAATGTATCTCTATTTTCTCTTATATAAATATCTCCAGATCCATCTTTTCCATAATTAATTTTAATTATATTATTATATTTCTTTAAAAAATTATATGCTTTCTTCCATCCTGGAATAAATTGTTTATCCGATTTTAATGTAATAGCATCTATTTTTTTCACTTTTTTTCTTTGATTTTCAGACATATCAATAAATGCTTGAATAAATCCTCCAGGTCCTTCAGCCACATGAACTGAACGAAGAGTTTGAATATCTTTTGATAATTCTCCAAAAAAATTTATACTTTGTAAAATTTCTATTAATTTAAAATAACTTCTACTCAATGGTTTTATTAAACTAATATTTGGATATGGAAATTTCTCTTCTTGCGTATACACCATTTCATATGGATTTGCTAATTTCTTAGCAAGTTCCCATTTATGTTCTTCTTCAAATCTATTTATCTCTTCTTTCTTTTCTAACAACCCTTTTGGTATATTTGTTTCAAACATACCAAATTTAACATTGTTTAGATCTATACTCTTAGTTCTAAAAAAAGTTATGCTTTTCCATGGTGGTTTTTCCGTTTCATTATCCATATTTAAATATATATATCATTTTTTTAGACCTTAATTAATCTTCATCTTCATCTATTACTCTTAATTCTACATCTTCTTCATCAATTTTTAGTTCTTCTGTTCCTAATGTTACATTGATTTTTAGATTAGCAGCAGCACACAAATCCGCTTGGCTTTCATATAATTCTTCCGCAATTTGCTCATCCGTTGGTACATACTCTTCTTCTTCTTCAGCTTCTTCAATAATAGGCAAGCCCTCTTGTAATCTCATCAATGCTGCTTCATCCAGCAAAATCTCAGAAAATCCAGTTCCACCTTTAATCGGCTGACCCGTCATAATATTTGCTGAAACACCCGTTACTGGATCAACTTCTCCAAACATTGCCGCCTTTAGTAATATCTTTTCTGTTTCTTCAAAACTTGCTTTTGCCAATGGACCAATATCTTGCTTGTTAATGCCATAACGATCCGCAGATAATAGCTTACCTACACGTGTCATCCAATCACACAATAGACCAAGATGACGATAATCTACACCACCAGCTTCCGCAAATAGATTTGTAATTTCATTTAATAATGTGGCACGGGCAGCTTCAATACCCAGATGCTCATAAATATCGTGAACATGAGAACTCTGAACTTCATTTCCATTTACATAAGGATGATTCATAATTTCTAAGAAATTAGAACCATCTGTATCAAGAATATATTGTGTAATTTGTTCATATTTTCCATTAATTAGTTCATAATAATTTGTATCCTTTCTATAACTTACAGATTTAATTCCAGCAATTCCACGAATTACAACATTTTTCAATAAATTATTTTGTAGTTTCTTCAAATTAATAATATCATCTTTTTGATTTTCTTTATTATCAATTGTTAAACGAATACGCATAATTAGTTTATCAGAATTAAAATCAGAATATACTAAATGAATATCATTACTAAATTTCTGCATCAACGCAAATCCAACATCGTCCATACTAATATTTTTGGCAAACATAGAATCTCTATCAAATTCAATACGTAATAGCCATTTACTAAATTGTTCTTTATTTTCTTCTTCAGATGCCTCAAAGATTGAATAAAAGTGAATCAAATCTTTATCTTCATTTAAAATTGTTTTTTGATCAGATGGATCAAAGTAAATCGCAATCTTTGTAACAATATCCTTTAATAATGTAAGTTCTAAATCTTGTGATACTTCTCGTGCTTTATCAATTGAATCACGAAACTCTTTCTTTAGTGGAATTGTTAGTGAAATCGCCTTTGGATTCTGTGTTACCTTTAGAAGTTCCTTCAAACGTGGAACACCTCGTGTTACATTTGACTTTGATGCCACGCCAGCTAGATGAAATGTCGTTACTACCCTAACTTTCGTTAGGGACTAGAGTACATCTTATGCCCAGACTTTCTAGCCTAGACCGACCCCCGTTTACTCGTTGCACAGCATCCATAGTAGCGTAACTACCTTAGGACTTGGCTCAGGATTGCCCATTTCTTAGTGCCTTTTAGCACCTCGTATTTTATAGAGTTGTTACCATCCGATTCGGTCTTTCTCCGCGGCCCTACGACTATTTCTAGTGTAGTTGGTAGCTATAAACTTTAGGGGTTTCCCTGAATTTGAGGGTCTCGCAGATTAGCATCACTATGCTAACCCACTAGACGGTTATATTACTGATTCACCAACCAGTAAAGACTATTACACTGTTTTCCCTCTATGGTGTAGTCTCACCCATAAAAGCAGCCGTCTGTTCTCAACATAATTTATTGAGTGTATTATGAACCATAATTGAATCATCAACCATAAAACTATCATTGCCAGGAACTGTAAAATCATAGACATATGTTTTTGGATCATCAAGAATATTTAATTCTACAATCTCATCCCATACAATATCACTATAGGCAGCAGAGCGCAGAAGTTCAATATGTTCTTTTACTAAAGTTTCAGTAGCAATATCAAGTGTGCGTGTTGGTAATACTTCTTCAAAATCTTCAATATATCCTTGTAGTGTTAGTCTTCCAATACTTTCTTTCTTTGCCCAACGACCAAAGTTTCTACTCTGTCCTGGCATTTGTAATAGTCTTCCTACATCAGCAATTACTTGTCCAAGTTCTGGAATCTTATCATAAATCTCTTTTGTATCATGCTTTCCATCACGTTCCATATATGATACAATTTCATCAAGTGCTCCTTTCTTCTCACCTAATTCTAAACCAATAATATCTCTAAATTGTGAGGCATATTTCTTAAGAACTTGAAGTGTATAAAATGTTTTATCTGGAATATTTACACTTCTTTCTTCTCCAAAACTACCAAATATTCCACAATAACTTAGTAGTCTTCCAATATCATGAATTAGTTCTTTAGAACGAGAACCAACACGAATCGGTTGTCGTTCTACATTCATATTTCCATCGCCATCAAAATATCCTCCTAGAATACCACTGATAAATTCAATATTGCTATTAAATACATTTGCGTGAATTTTCTTATCATATGAACCAGTTGAGAAATGTTTTAGTAGGAAATCTTTTAGTTCTTTACTATATATATTATTGCTCTTTGAAGGGCCATATTCTCCTTTATAATGATTAACAGTAACATTCCATTTATAATTATTTGAAATTTCTCGCATCTTTTCTTCAACACGAGGATGTATTTTTGAAATGCTAGTTGTATTTCCACTAAATGAACCATCCGCCAAATAGATACCACATAACCAACCAAACTCTTTTGTAAGTTTAAATCCATCCAATTCATATAATGGATTTGGCACTATTGGAATCTGTCTTCCAATTGGAACACGAGTGCCTACTTTCAAATCAGAACCAAGAATTGGTACAACTCCATTTGTAGAACGAGTTAAGAATGAATGTGATAATGTAGCAGTTGTTTTACGCCCAGATTTTGTTTTAATTTCTACCAATCCACCATTTGCTGGGTGACGACTTACTTGCGAAATACGTCTCCATGAGGTCTTCTCATCTGTTGATACACCTACAATATTATAATCATCTTCTAAATCTAATACTACACTATCATTATCAATTGTAATTACTTTCTCTTTATTCTTTTCTAAGATTGTATCAATGAAAATTCCAATTTTTCCATAATAATTATTTTTTCCATTTATGACGATATTAGTGTCATAAATTGCCGACATCTGTGTGCTCGGCTCACCAATGCTCTGAGCCGCAATAATTCCAACTTGTTCACCAGGTTGCGCCCAACTCTGAAAATTCTTTACAACTAATCCTTCACATAAAGCATCAAATGCCTTTTTATTAAAACGGTATTTTCCAATTATTTTATGGGGAGCTAGATGGAAACGAAGTAACGCCGTCCAAATCAAATGATAAGGCTGTGTCTTTTTAATAATATTATTAATTCCTTGAATTACATAAGATGGTGTTAAATCCGTTTTGTTTTCGGGTGAAAGCTTAAACTTTACTTTAATATTTGTCATTAAACGATCAATATTTACTGGCGAATATACCGCACCAGAATTTGGAACATCCTTGAATTTATTTACACTACTTACCATAATCTTCTGATCATTTAATACTTGTGATACATATTCATTTAGAATAGCTTCATCATCCTCACGATCAGTAGTATCTTCTAATATCCCGTCTAAATTTACTCCAACTAATCCATATTCTTTCTTAATTTCATCTTCTGATAGTTTTCCTAATCCTAAACTCTGAGATTCAATCATTGTGCTATTAATTCCATCCTCACCATAATGAAATTGAACAATATTCATTTTTGTATCACGCACTGAACCATCATTCTGTGTTACGCAATCTTCCATTGCTTTTACTAATTGTCTTTGAATGTAACCAGTCGTTACTACCCTAACTTTCGTTAGGGACTAGAGTACATCTTATGCCCAGACTTTCTAGCCTAGACCGACCCCCGTTTACTCGTTGCACAGCATCCATAGTAGTGTAACTACTTTAGGACTTGGCTCAGGATTGCCCATTTCTTAGTGCCTTTTAGCACCTCGTATTTTATAGCGTTATTACCATATCCATTACGGTCTTTCTCCGTGGCCCCACTCCTATTTCTAGTGTGGTTGGTAGCTATAAACTTTAGGGGGTTCCCTGAATTTGAGGGTCTCGCAGATTAAGCATCACCATGCTAACCCACTAGATGGTTATATTACTGATTAAGATGACAAGTCTAAACCAGCAAAGATTATTACACTGTTTTTCCAATATGGAGTAATCTCACCCATACTGGCAGCCATCTGTTGCGAACCTGTCTTATGACACTAATGCGTCATAAATTAATCCGCGGTTTTTACGGCCGTGTCGATTAATCCCTCACGACCCGACATTGCATGAAAGAAGAATTCTTGAGGCGATAATCCTTTAATAAAACTACTTTCAACAAATCCACGTGCTTCAGCACCATCATCGTATTTCTTGTAATGAGGAAGAGTTCTATCAGTAAATCCAAGTGGAATACGCTTACCTTCTGGGGCTTGCTGACCCACACATGCTAACATTTGAGCAATGTTAATAAGAGAACCTTTTGAACCAGCTCTTACCATGCTCACTAAACGGTTTTCAGCTGTTAGAGAACCAAGACCAATTTTACCAGATTCTTCTGTTGCTTTATTTAGTGCTGTATAAACACGATCCTCAAATTCTTGTTTATTTGTTTTACCAGTATTATTTGTGAAAAGATCTAAATGGATTTGCATAATAATATTTTCTACTTCAGATTTTCTCGCACGAATCTTATCATCCATATTTTTCTTAGTTGTTTCATCCGCAATTAAATCACTAATACCTACACTAAATCCATTGTATACTAAGAATTGTTCAACCGTATTTTGCATACAATCAAGAAAATGAACCGTTTCAGCTGGACCATAATCCTTGAAAATTGTATGAATAATTCCCTTTGAAGGTTTGGAGAAAATATCTTTATCAAAGATTCCTTGAGAAATGTTTCCTTCCTTAATCTTTACAAAATTTTCTGGAATTTTTTCATCATTGTATCTTGAATTTCCCATTTCCATATTAATTGGAGGAATAATTTGTGAAATTACTTGCTGACCATTATAACGTTCTGAAGCATGCTTACCATTCATAATAGGAGTTGGAAGAACACCAGTAAAATGCTTATTCCACATCATCATATTCATAAACTCACGACGATTAAATTGGACATTTGGTTGAGTTAATCTATAAGAACCAATACAAGAATCTTGAACAATTCCAATTACTGGTTTAGCATGTCTTGGTGTAATAATTTGTTTAGGAACCGCAGCAATTTCTGCTAATTCAATACTTGCCTCATAACTCTGAGGTATATGTGCGTTCATCTCGTCGCCATCAAACGTTTATACCATGACTCTCGTCATGGACTAGAGTACACCTTATGCCCAGACTTTCTAGCCTAGACCGACCCCCTTCTACTCGTTGCACAGCATCCATAGTAGCGTAACTACTTTAGGACTTGGCTCAGGATTGCCCATTTCTTAGTGCCTTTTAGCACCTCGTATTTTATAGCGTTATTACCATACCCATTGCGGTCTTTCTCCGCGGCCCTACGCCTATTTCTAGTGTAGTTGGTAGCTATAAACTTTAGGGGTTTCCCTGAATTTGAGGGTCTCGCAGATTAGCATCACCACGCTAACCCACTAGACGGTTATATTACTGATTAAGATGGCGAATCAAAACCAGCAAAGACTATTACACTGTTTTCCCTCTATGGTGTAGTCTCACCCATAGAAGCAGCCGCCTGTTGCAGACATTGTTGAGTTGTTTCAACTATTGAGTAATCATTTAGATTTAGCAAACTCACAAAGGAATTTGCCATCATTAAAGCTTCATCTTTTTTTATTTTTTTGCCCCCAAAGCATATTCGTATATCATCTTTATATGATTTACAATCCTCTGTTTTTATATATACTGCTATTAACTGACTTGCACTTGTAATTCGCACTTTTGTTATTTTTTTGTTTTTTAGTATCTCTAGTTTTTTTTGATAAAATTCTTCTAATGTATTATCTTCTTGTATAGTATAGTCACATTGGATCTTATTTAAGAAAGAGATTGCTTCATCATATGCGTCTTGATATGTTGAGCCAGCTGTTTGGCCAAAAGCTATTCGTTCTTTTTTATTTTCCAGTTGTAAATATATATATACTAGATGATTAATTCCTTCTTTTTTAATTTTATTTAATGTAGCATTTATTACTTTTCCTTTATAAAATTCTGCTAGAGATATTGTTTTATGATGTCTGTTTCTTGAGTGCGATGCGATATTGTAGCCAGTTGGGTGTAGCGTTTTATATTCTTTTATATATTGTGTTTCTAGATGATCTAATACATTTAGTGGAGCCTTACATATTTCTTCAACTTTGAATTGTTCCTTTCCATATTTAGCAATATCACAATACATTTCTCGTATATTGCCTCTTCTTGCTTCATATAGATGGTCATTCCATCGTCCAGAAATACCATAGTTGTAAGGTTTACCATTTTTTGTTTTAAATTCTCTTGCTTGTCCAATATATGATTTGCCGGAGGGGATATGGGTTATTTTATAAATGAAGCCTTGTTCCATGATTACTACTAACAGTTAATACTTTAAACCCGAAGTTTATCTGCGTTATACGGAGCCGTTACTGATACATTCAATCTAAATGTATTATATGGAAGCACCTTTACCTTATGACACATCATAGACATTCTGTGAAGTGTCGGTTGTCTGTTAAATAAAATTGGATCTCCATCCATCAAATGACGATTAATCGTATCACCAAAATTCAATACAATTTCTTTAGTATTTACATGTTTCAAAGAAATCATACGTCCATCCTTGCGGATAATCGTCTTTGCGCCAGGATAATTATCAGCTCCATTCTGAATAAGTTTATAAAGTTTGCTACGATTGTATTTTGTTACACGCTCTGGAACTGTTAAATTCATCGCAATTTTAATTGGAACACCAATCTCCTCAATACTAATATTGGGATCTGGAGTAATTACTGAACGACCAGAAAATTCCACACGCTTTCCTTGAATGTTATAACGAATACGCCCTTCCTTTGATCCAAGACGCTGCTGAATTGATTTAAGAGGACGACCAGAACGCTGCGCAGAAGGAGCAACACCGGGAATTTGATTATCTATAAGTGTCGCTACATGATATTGTAATACCGCATATTGGTCATCAATAATAGATTTGGAAGCATTATTATTCATTTTATCTTGAAGAGTATTATTGGTCTGAATAATTTCAAAGAGTTTATGCGTTAAATCATCTTCTGAACGCTGATTATTATCTTGAATAACTGAAGGTCTTACTTGAGGAGGAGGAATTGGTAATACTGAACAAATCATCCAATCTGGTCGGCACCAATAACGTGATAGACCCATAAAATCAACATCTTCATCCGTTATGCGTCTGAATAGACGAAGAACATATTCACATTCTAGCACTTGACGTTGCTTTACTGATTCTGAAGTAGATGCTTCTGATTTATTTGCAATATTATCCCATTCAGCAACAATTCTTGAAATAGCCTCACGAACATAACGATCCGGTTGAAGAGCTCCACAACCATCCTCAGTATCTTGACCACATCGTCCAATATTAGCACATGACGTAAGAGTTGCTCGCCAACGAGCTTCACCACGTTTCTTTAAAATATCTTTATGAATATTTTTATCAATTAAAAGTTTTGAACAACGAATACATACACAATTTAAAATATTTAATACCATTGGAAAGAATTGAATAAAATATACTGGACGTGCTAATTTATAATGACCAAAATGTCCCGGACAGTTATGATTTGTTTGACCACATGACCGACATGTTTTACCATTATCTAAAGTTCCCATACGAGGATCAAAGAGGCCTCCAATACGAGGCTCATTACCATCAAATGTTCCAGCATTTGTAATTTCAACAACAGAACGGCGTTCAATTTCTTCAGGACTGAAAATACCATGTTGAATACCCACAATGGGTTCAATATCTGATGATGGAAGATTTAATCCACTAGGCATTCT